TTACATCACCGGGCAGTCGTCGAACTCACCTGCCCGTGCATCGTTAATGATGTAGGTGATCACCCCAAAAACCGGACGCGATTCCGAATCCCACTCCCCTAGCTGCGGTAATTCCTCGCGACGCCCATTCTCAAGATTAATCAGGTGCGGCGTAGGATGAGTCCTGTAGCGCTTAATCCTGAACTCATTCTCTATGTTGCATATCAGCAGCGAACCATCACAGGCTTTGACTGAGCAGTCCACGACGAGCAGCGCACCATCAAGGATGCCCTCCCGGTAATACGTGTTACCCGCCCTCATGAAGTACGTGGCATTGGGATGAGCGATGAATTTTTTGTCGAGAGAAATCCTGTCCTCTACGTAGTCCTGAGCTGGCGACGGGAATCCCATGATGACCTCCGATAGTTACTGTATGCATATACAGTATCGTCAAAATTGAAGGGCGATCAAGAGGAAATGGACATGCCTGTCACATCTTCATGATGGCATTAGTATTTTTCTTCACATACTCATGGGATTTCCATACCAATGCTCTTGCTTATACATTTATAGGAGCGTGCTACTGTTAAGTAGCAGTTTTTCTGGGAGCCTCCCGTCTGCTGCTGTTATTACGCCACCACTCCCAATTTTTGCAACTATCGCACCCGGTCGAAACCCAGATAATGACACAATAATTACTGTTAATTCTTTTTTGGAAATGAACTCCCAGCCGTCAATTTTTAATTGATCATCTCTGGTTGAAAGGTTCACTTCTCCGCTCATATAAAGAATACCATCTGATACTTTTGCTGAGGCGCCATCCACCCGACTTCCCCCAACGGAGACGGAAAGCTCAATGTCACAGAATACAACCCGCAGATCTTGAGCCTGCAATACAGGGGCCACTACCCGAGCAAGCCCTCTTGCACTTGGGTGATTAATCCCATTCCCACCATACGGGATCTTCCTGATGGCTGTTTCATCGCCAATACTCCACATCTGCGCGTCTGTTAATGTTTTCTGACGCGGCGTGGGTAATCCAATAAATGCCCTGATGGTGGTTATATTCCCTTTTGATGTGCCTCCAGTTCCAATCTTTGGTATCGTTTTTCCTCCATGCCTTATCACACGGAATGAAGTTATTAATATATTCCTTGTGCCATCCTTTGGCTGTGAATCTGCATCAAGACCAATATACACATGACATTCATTATTTAGAATGGTAGTGACAAGCCAGAAATCACCATCAGGTATTTCTAAATCTGATCTTGCTGAGTGATATGTTCCTGATCCCTTAACTGCACCTACAACGAGGAATCTATTTGAATGCGATCCTATATAGATGTTGTCATTTACCTGATCACCACCACAGTTAATATAAATTGGTGATGTTTTATCCCAGCCGGATATCTTAGCTTCAAATGCAAAGTCAGTACATTGAGGGAAAATGTAGGCTCCAGATTCAGGCATAGCACCTTCTACTTCCTGAAGCTCACAAAGGACTGGATCGTTACCGTCACGTGACTGAACCAAGTATCGGTTGAAATCGAAAACAGAAATACCGTTGGCTATTGCGTAAGTCCTTTCAGCACCAGCAACAAAGTTCCTACCCTGCTGAGATACTGGACCGTCGACCCCAGATCCGTCATTGAATGGCGAAGAACGGGATGGAACAAGACAGGTACACATAATCAAATGAGCCCCGGGAACGGACGCCTTAATTCTGTTAACCGTCGATGACATATGTGTGATGTCAAATGTTTCCTTGTCATTCATTCCAAATGCGAGAATCACAATGTCAGGGTCTTCGGCAATTACACAGTCCACCCAATCCATACTATGATTTATGTACCAGGATGGGAAGGAGGATGGCTTTGAATTGGCATTTCTCCATGTCTGCCCACCGTACGCACGGTTAATGAAATTGAATTTATACCCTGAGTTTTGAGCTTGCATCTCAGCTTTGATGATCGAAGACTGGCAAACACCCAGAGTAAGAGAATCAGCCCAGTCCAAAGAAATAGAGTCACCAAAAATAACAACGTTTATTTCTTTCTTGGGTAATTTTCCAATCTGTATATTTGTGTTATTAAATGCTACAGGATACCCACATATTTCATCATAAACTTGGACATCATAGAGGCCTATGAATCTACCAGGGCCATAAAATCTAAAATCCTTCAAATGAAGGACTCTTCTAGAGTAGAGATTAGTTTTGTAATCATATCCAGCATCAACTGGATAACTCTTATCCATGTAAATCTCTCTGACACCATCATCAAAGAGGCGTTTAAGCTCACTATTTAAGAGTAATGCATTGTTCTTTGCGTTCTCATCCTTTATTGATAATCCCAACTGACTAACTGACACAGGATGATTGGTATGTTTTTTTTCTTTATGATTATTTGGGCTAGCTAATGCGCTGCCTGTAAAAATTGATGCGGCGGCAACTGGAACGCTCGCGCCGAGTAGTTTTCTTCTTGATATATCCATTGAATCTGGCCCCAACATCCATCATTGGTCCAATTGTAATGGTTTTTGGCGTAAGATTTAAGCCATTTTGGTCGCCAGCATCCATTACGGCGACCATATGCCAATATGCTAAAGAAGGGGGATGGAAATGTCAGTAAGTAAAACCCCTGATGTGTTACTACCTACCTCTGCTACGATATCGCCATTGGCCTTAATTCTTAGCAGCCTTGTTAGCCATCCTCCAGTTCCAGAGTTGCCAGCGGTTGGAATGAGATAATCAGGCTGACCAAAGGATCCCCATCTTTCGATGGTGGCTAAAGTAGCCCCCTCTACAGCCCCCGCCCCCGTCATCCCACCTTTGAGATAAAGAATACCGTTTACTATTTTCGCGGATGGAGCGACACCCAATGTCGATATGTTTGTCTTCATAGTCACTGCAAGACTTAAATCTGCAAACTTGATACGCAGATCCTGCGCCTGCACAACCGGTGTTATGACTCTGGCGATACCTTGCCCACTAGGATGGTTTACGGCGTTTCCTCCATATGGTGATTTCCTAGCTGCAGATGCATTGTCAGATGAACCCCACATCTCCCGGTCAGTGATGGTTTTTCGCCTTTGAGTTGGCTGTCCAAGCATTACCCTTATTTGAGACACGTTTCCGGATAAAACACCACCCGTCCCAATTTTAGGTCGCACTATACCGCCATGCCTAATCAACCTGAAGGAAGTAATAAGGGTATTCGGCGTACCGTCACGAACCGGTACTGAGGCATCAGTGCCGACATACACGTGACACTCATTATTTAGAACTGTCACAACTAACCAAAAATCACCAGTTGGAATGTCTACAGTTGAATTGAAGGAGTAATAGTTTCCGATGTACTCAGTTTTCCCAGTTACTGAAAATTTTCCAGCTCCAGTGTTTCCAATGTAAACAAAGTCTTCTGATTGATCACCACCACAGTTAATATAAATTGGTGATGTTTTATCCCAACCGGATATCTTAGCTTCAAATGCAAAGTCAACGCACTGATCTGCAGTGTATGCTCCATTTGTAGGGGTCGCGCCAGGCACCTCTTCCATCTCGCAAGCCACTTGATCTTTTCCATCTCTTGACTGCACATAATATCTATTTAAATCTAAAACGGATAATCCATAATAAATTGCATAGGTTCTTTCAGCACCTGCTGCGAAGTTTCTTCCCTCCTGATACCCTAAACCATCAATACCTAAGCCGTCATTGTATAATGAACCTCGAGAAGGCACCAAGCATGTACACATTATTTTATGCGCATAAGGGAGCCCTGTATTTAATTTATTAATGGCGCTCACCATGGTTCCCATGTTGAACCCCATAGAGTCGTTCATCCCGAACGCCATAACTACAATGTCAGGGTCTTCGCTTATTACATAATCCACCCAGTTTTTTGATGTATCTGTATACCATGAAGGGAAAGATGTAGGTTTTGTGTTCGCATGCAGCCATGTCTGACCGCCGATTGCTCGGTTTACAAATGTGAAGTTACACCCAGGATTTTGTGCTTGAAGTTCAGCTTTAATGATCGATGACTGACATATTCCAAGAGTTAATGAGTCAGCCCAGTCCAAAGAAATAGAGTCACCAAAAATTACTACTTTAAAGGATTTCTTTGAGGGTTTGCTAATAACAATATTTGAGGAATTAAATACAACCGGGTCTCCACATAATTTGTCTTCAACTTGTACGTTATAAAGTCCAGTATAAGGCTGTGCAGCTGTGAATGAGGCTGGGCCGTAGAATCGAAAATCCTGTAAATGCAAAACGCGTCTGGACTCAGTATATGTACTGTAGTCATACCCAGGATCAACTGGATAGCTCTCGTCCATATATATTTCGCGCACGCCAGAATCGTAAAGGCTCTGCAATTTTGTGTTCAGCAAAGTGGCGTTCGCAGCAGCATCAGCGTTATTTTTTGAAAGACCCAGTGAACTCGATGTGACCCGGATAGACTTTAGAGCGCTTCCGACAGTGCCTGTTGGGTAGCTATTGAGCTGAGAAAAACCAATTAATCCCGCTCCTGACAATGCCGCCAGGGCTGACCGCAATGAGGAATCGCCTACGCCGATCCATGCTCCTGGACCGATACCGCCTGAGTTGGATGGCGTTGAGTTTACTGGTACGACCTTGGGGCCAGAGGCAAACGAGCCAGTCCACTTGTAATACTCTCCGTCAGCAGTGTTTAACAGTACTTCGTTAGGAGTGCTGATCGTCGCACCAGTAGTGAAAGTTTTTCCAGTCAAGATAACGTAGCCGAAACCTGCCATCGCCTGCTGGGCCAGATAATTAATTCCTTCAATGGTGTAATGCTTTTCACCAAAACGGTCGGTGTAGGTCCAGCCCATTGAAGTAACAAATTCGTCAATTTTCCCGGCGTTAAATTTCAGATCGCGAGGTGATTCGCTTGGTACTGGCAAATTGGTTGGTTGCGTAGCCATATTGATTCCATAAAAAAACCCGGCTCGGTGGCCGGGTTAGGATTGAAGTGGGTTTACTTACTGATAGATAAGGTCGCTGTACTCTTCCAACGTTAATGAGGTGGTTCCATCGCCATTTGGTTGCTTCGCGGTGATAATCCACTGTGTCGCATCAAGTTCCGTGGACGTGGCTATGACATAGCGTGACGGAGACTGAACATCGTAGCCGTCGAAAATGTTCAGGGTGATGTTCGGCACTGCCGCAGTAAATCCGAATGCTGTGTCGCTGCGCTGAGTTGCCTGGTAGCGTGCTGTGGGATTACCAAGTGAATCGGTTACCACCACAAACATGCTGCCGGAGAACTCAATGCGCTCGCTGGTATCAAAATTGTTCCCGTTGCGCGCCGTGATATACCCTGCCTGCTGGTTCGTGTCGTAGGTGTCAGGCACCTGTACCATCTGGCCTACGTTGACCCACTCGCCGTCTGCCAGGGCCGTTACAGACGCTGTCATGCGGGAGTAAATCAGGCGCTTGCACTCCCTTAGTGCGCGCTCAGTGGCCTGGTAAGTGTCACGGATATACATTAGCTCGAATTTCTTCGGTTTAACCGGTGATCCAGAAACTATGCTGCCGCCAGTAATGCGATAACGGATAAAGTCCTGCTTGTTTGTTGTGGGGTTTCGATACTGGACCTCAACGCCGTCAAAACCGCCTGGAAGCGTCATGTCATAGCTAATAGAGTATCCCGTTTCGGCTGTATTGCTCCGGTTAAAAATCGTGGCCGGTGTGGTCTGTTTTTTGTCACGGGTAAATGACAAGACCCCGTCGTCCCAGAACACCCGCACACTGGCCGCATCGCATATCATCTCCATTCGCGCGCCTAGCGATACGTCCTCGTCATCAAACGTGAAATCAAACTGACCGAGACGTGGGTCGATAGCATCGATTTCAGCCTGGATCTGGTATAGCCCGTAGATATCGATAGTGTTTGTCGGTTGATTGCCGCGGATAAGCCAGTTATGAAGTGCGGCGTCGGCGAACTTACGCGAATATCTTTCCGTGTAATCTACCGTCTGGGTCGCGATGTTGTAGCTAATCACATGCCTGCCGATCAGCGCATTGTACTTCCTCTCGCGCGAACTGGTTGCTTCCTTGGTCTGTCGAACGGTAACCCGCACAATCGTGTCGTCCGGGTATGTGACGTTCGTCCTGACATTCACAGCGTGGATAGCTTCAACCTTAAGACGACTATTGTCAGAGCTGTTATCTGTGCGCTGGAAAGAAATGGCATAGCGCCCATAACCGCCAGTCGGGGTTATTTTGTCGGTGCGGTAGAAAACCTCGCTGGTATGGTCATGTGGCGTTCCCTGGTAATAAGTAAATACCTGGGTGGTACCGGGGATCTGGATATTATCCTGGTCTACCTTCCAGATAGTTACCTGCCAGTTAGTTTGCTTCTTCGGCCCTAGCGGAGATTGCGTGTGAAGCCAAAGGTGAGTCGATTCAACCGGTGAGAAGAATGGGCCGATTATCAGGGCACCGTTGTCATTCAGGATGAACTTCGTAGTGTTTATTGTGGCAGAGTTAATATCGACATCAGGCGGCCCTATAAGGTCGCTAAAGGTGAAGTTGTAATAGATAATGGGATTGATGACTGCGCCGTTGTTTGTCGTGCTTACGGCCGTCAAATTGCCCGACACAGTAATGTCTTCCGTCTTTGTGCCGCCCGGCACCGGATAAGACACATTGATGATGAACGTCACAGGATGTGGCAGCGCCAACCCCATAAAGTAATCAAACTCTTCCTGCTTAACGATTTTCATCGCAATTTCGCCGCCGGCATACTGGCCGCTAATCACTGTAGATGCCGTTGCGGACTCGATAGGGAAATCATCAGACTCGTTACGACCCGGAACTTCCTGCCCGTCGATGTCGTCGAACTGGTAGCCTTCGTTTATCTGAGCGATCACATCACCAGGTTGAAAAATGGTGTATGAAGCGCCGGGCATAGAGCCTAAATTTGACTCTGAATATCTGATGGAGGAAACGTCATACGTGTCCAGTCCAAAATCCATGTATTCAGTCACGTACTTCAGGTTATCCGTGTATTCGAACAATGATTCCTGAATCAGGTCGGGGAAGGCTCGGACTAGCCCATAATTGTCCGGTCGCGCCTCGCCGTTGCGAGCGATGTTCGACTGGCCCTTCACGCTGTTATTTGGGGATGTCTTCGAAGTTGTGCCGGATGCATTTGGCTGTGCCACCAGTTTCGACATTATCTTGCCGATTAACTTGATGTCGGATTTGTACGTGAAGGCACCGAGAATAATGGCGCTTGTCTTGATGAAATCGCCGCCTTTCGGCTGATCAAAGATAGTGACGCGATCGGAATCTTTCAGATCAAACCCAATATCATCTTCATCAGTCAGTTCGCGACCATTAACGTAAATGCGCAGGTCAGCGTGTAAATTCTGGGTATCAAGCCAGTCGCTTAGCCTCATTCCTGCCAGAGCTATAGCTCTGTCCTTCGGCAGCCCCGGCACTCTCTGAATTTCGATTATCGGCATACGCGTAGAATTCCACTTTCGTAAATAGTTTCTGTATTGTCCTGACCTGGTCAGATCGAACGTGACCGCCTTCATTCCTGCTGTGGAATGCCATTCCGTTAACGATGAGCCCAACGTGTATCGGCTGGCTTCCGTACCATGCGACGAAAATCCCGTCCTCCTGGAATATTTCTACCGGGCGCCAAAACTCCACTTCATCAGCAAAACAGGTATGAAAGTCAGATCCGGCTTCGTAGTCCGGCGAGTGATGAATCTCGAGTCCAAGAACATGCCGGTAATACATCACGACCAATCCCCAACAATCGACGGCATCAAAGCAGCAGGCTCGGTTAGACCATGGCAGGCCAGTGAACCTGTTGACGAATTCCTGTTTAAGCATTTTTGAGGCCCGGGAATAGCTCTGGTGAATACAGCGGGCTTACGTTGTTGTTCAGCGGATTCTTCAGCGTCAGATCGCAGGTAACATCACTCTGGTCCATAGACACATCGTTGATATAGAGCGTCCAAGGCTTCAGAGGTGTGTTCATATCGGCCTGATCAAAGCGCTGGTAGGTCACTGCTATAGGCGTTATACGTGCGAACGCCTTCCATTGCTTCAGGGCCTGTTTGAAATCCATCGCCAGGCGACCAAACTTCAGCGTGGACGCAATGACAGGCGTGTTGCTTTGCTGGCTCTCGACTATTTCCATCCTGCAGGGCTGATACACCTTCCCTGCAAAGGTCTTCGGGAATATCTGGTTAGCTACCAGTCTTATCTCGCCGAACACGCTGTTGCTGATGGTGACAGTTTCGTACAGAATGCGCGCAGGACGCTGACTCTTATACTCTCGCAATGTAGGCATTATGGAACCCTGGGAAGTGATTCTGGATCTCGGTCATCAGGATATCCAGTAACGACAATATCGAGCCAACTGGCCCACGGTGGAGGAAGTTCGACGATAATGTCTGCGTAATCGTCGTCTGAGTTCTGCAACTTCTTAGTCACGACATCACCGGTCCACGTGAAGACCGCACCTGACTGGCTCCATTTCGGATAATTGATGAAGTGGAGAGTCTGTTCTTCGGCGTTGCCATAGGCACCTGAACCAATACCGACTTTCATCGTGAACCACTGATTGCAGTTATCGAGATAGGCCGGGCTGCGTATCCATTGCAGGAATGCCCGGTGTTCCGCCAGCGTGAAAATCCACGTCAGCGAAAAACCGGTCTTCAGGTCGTCTGTTAGCTTCTGGAAGATTGGCGCGCCAACCTGTGGCTGATCGGTGCGAAACCCGGTATCCGTGGATGGTGTTTTGGATTTCTGAGCCAGAGGCAGCCAGTCTGGATAAGGAATCGGCATGTTCACTCCGTTGCTCGAGGGGTGGCGTTAGTATTTCGGGTAATTGACTGCCGCATCGGGCCGCCCTGGTCCATGTCCTGAATGAATGCCTGCACAGTAAGTGTGTTTCCATTCTGCGAAGCCTGAGCGTCATAGCTGTGGCTACCCGATGAGTAGTCAAGGAACTGAATATTCACCTGAATGCCGCTACTGCTCCCACCCTGCATATCCTTATTGCTGATGACCTTTCCATTATCTCCGGGGATCATGTACTGACTGCCGTTATTAGCACGGAAGATTTCAGGCATGCCGCCCTCACCCACCTGATACATCGAGCCAGCAGATACCGGCCCACCGTTCTTACGCTTACCAGAAATTGAGCTTGATAGAGCCATTGCAGCAATCACAGCGCCTATACCGATTGCTGCAGCGCCACCAAATGACCCGATGGATGCAACGATTGCCGCAGGAGTCCAGGCGGCAGTAGTAACAGCGGCGGATGAAACGCTTGCTGCTGTTGTGGTGGCCGTACCGGCTACTGCTGCTGATGTGGTGGCCGCGGTTGCGGCTATCTGAGCAGTTTGTCCCATGATTGCAGACTTAACCCACTCAACACCCATCTGCACGAATGACTGAACGACACTGCTAAGTACGGTGTTTGCGATATTACCAAGCGCATCATTAAGGCTTTGTGTTCCATTCAGGATGCCGGTGATGCTGCTTGAGACCGTATTCATTGAGGTTTGAAGTGTGTCAGCAAACAATTGCGTTGCCACATTTTGCTGTGACCACTCCGCCCACATGGCTGCCGTTCTCTGATCGCGGTATTGTTTCTCAATCGCTGCTCGGGTAGCTTCAACTTCTGCAATTTTCTGCGGATACAATGCAGCATATTGATTAAGTGCCTGCATTTGAGCTTGAAAGTTATTATCAACTCCAGCTACGGGTGACGCTGTGCCTTGAAGTTGTTTGTAACCTTGATCGGCCTCTTTTCTTTTCTGGATAGAAATAGCTGCCTTTTCATTGGCCTCACCCAGCGCTTTAGCTTCATCCATTTGCTTCTGTGTCGCAGAGCTGCCAAGTGACTGCTGCGCGCGCAGTCCTGCCTCTTCGATCCGTCGCTTTTCCAGAGACTCAGTAGTTAAGTCGGAAGCGGCACGCAAATTCTCCAATTTTTTAGTAATTGACTCTTCTGCACTTGCATGGCTCTTGGCGGCGGATGCCGCCTCTCTGGTCGCTTTTGCCCCAGCTTTGGCGGCTTGTGTATTAGCCTCTTGCTGTTGATAGGTTTGCAGCCTGACGTTGTAATAATCTCGGAATGCCTGAGTTCCTTGCTTAATGCCCTGATTTTCAGCATCACGCCATGCCTGAGCTTTCATCTTTTCATCACCTGTTTGCCTGGTGATGAAGAGTTCCTGACGTGCTTGCTTTAAGGCTTTATCCTGACTTGATGTCAGACTATCGGTCATCTCCATCAATGCTTTTAGTCGCACTGATGCATCTGCGCTTGTTGTGGCGATTTCAAGAAGCCGTGCTGCGTATTCTCTGGCTGTTTTCGCTCCAGATGACTGACCATCACCGACTTTTTGCAATGTTACGATCAGTGCATTCAACTTCTCATCAGATGGATTTTTAGCAATATCTGACAACTGTTTGGCAAACTCATATGCCTGCTGATCTGTTAAATCAAACTTACCAGCCAGTGCACCGACGGTTGCAATCATAGACTGCATGGTTGTTTGCCCAGCACGACCAGATGCAGCCGCTTGCTTCATTGCCTCGCTGAAGTCATTTGTAGTGATGCTTAGAGTTGAAAGGTAATCATTGAAAAGCTTAACGCTGGCATAGCCGCCTCCAAGTGAGGACACCAGCGAATCACCAAATCCGATGAAATCTTTCGATGCCTTCTGAACCTCTGTCGATACTTTCGCCAGGGCTGATTGAAGTTCGATTTCAGCCTGGTTGCGCATCAGCGTTGCAACCTGGATATTTACCCTCGCTAGTGCGGCGTACTTCTCGGAGAGCGCGCCAACGCCATTCTGCGAAATTGAAATGACTTTATCTGTTGTTTCAATCGCATCCTTCAATGCATCAATAGCATTTTTGCCATTTCCGAGTGAGGCGACTAACGTACCGGCAACAACGGTACTCAGCGCAATAACGGCCCCGATTACTGCGCCACCCGGGCCAAATGCCCCAGCCAACTGGGAACCTTGCTGGGAGAAGGCCACCAACGCCGACTGCCCACCCTGCACCTGCACAATGAAATCCTGAACCTGGTAACCAGCCTGCTGCATGCTGGTCTTCCACTTTCCAGTACCCTTGGCCCCATTTTCTACGCCAGTCTTCATGTCGTAGAGCCGACCGGTCAGATCGCCGATCTTCTGCTTTTCTTCATCGGTAGCCTTCGAACCGGCGCGCAACTGAGCGGCAAGCACGGCGGCACTACGCGCGCCATTCTCCTGTGCTTCGTCCAGCACGGCCAGTTGATTACCTAGCGCCTCGATGATGGATTCAGCACGACTGAATTCACTGCTAGCTCCGCCGGTTCCGCTGCGAGCCTCATCCATGGCACGGGCAATGCCACTGACATTGGTGTTCAGCTTGCGCAGCTGATTGTCCATCGAATTGGCATAACCAGCCAGCTCAGTAAACGCGGACCCGGTTTGGGACGCGCTCTGATCGAGGTTATCCATTCCCTTACCGGACTGCTGAGCGGCGTTATCCAGCTTATCCAGAGCATCAATGGCCTGTTTCCCGCCCTGCAGCAGCGGCTCGACGTCGGCGCTGATTTCATAAACGATGCTACCGGCGTTTTTCTCACCTGCCATGTCAATCTCCGGTTATTTTCCTGCCTTCGCCCGACGCGCGGCTTGTTTCTTCAGATAATCGTCAGCAATGCTGTCGTACTCATCGCGAGTGAAGCCTTTCTGGTCCGGATATTTCGCCGCCAGCAACATCTGGAACTCGGTCATCGTTAACTGCGAGGCTTCGGCGCGGTTCATGCCGAAGTGGCTGCGCGCTGCGCTGATGTAGTCGAATGCTTTAAACTCCGTAGTGCGCTCACCGGATTCGTGGCGTTGCAGTTGGCGAACCTTTGCTTTGCCTACAACGCCGTGCTGCATGAGATGCTGTGCCAGCACGATGATGTCGTTCTTCGGTATCTGGCCCGGGCGGTAAACGACGCAGTGCCTCCAGCCCTTCCACTCTCCGATCATTGGCGTCAGGTCGTCATCGCAACACGCCTGCAGTATCAGCATGCACGTTGATAACAGCTTTTCAGCGGCGCGGTTGAATGATGGTGAGAGCCATTCAGGAATGCGCCCAAGCGTGCCAGCGCAGAAATCTATGAGTTGGGCGACTTCATTGCCATGGATGGTGGAGTACGACTGCACAATCTCTTCCGGAGTGCCAATCCGTGTCATAGCCGCGAAGGAAGGTCTGAGCAGGTAGTCTTTCCCGCCTTCGCGGCTGTCGCTGATCGAGAGTTCGCCAATATCGGTTAAAGCGGTCATAAGCGTTCCAGTAAAACGGTCATTATCAAGGGCAGCACGCCGCCCTTTGGAATGTCCGTTAGGTAACGGTTACCGTATGCACGGCCACAAAGTTTCCGTCTTCGGTATTGATGATGATCTGCGCACTGCCGGAGGCAACGCGGTTCACCGTAACGGTGGTGCCGGAGGCGGTGGCAGTGGCCTTGGTTGGATCGGTTGATGCGACAGTGAATTCTTTGTTGGTGGCGCCGGTTGGAGCGATATTCACAGTGAAGGTGCTGGTACCGCCCGCCGCGCCAGTGCTGGTTGCCGGGGTTACCGTTACCCCAGTCACCGCGACCGCTGTAACTTCGTTCACTTCGATGGTGCTCGCATCGCCGACTTTAAACTCTGTTGAGAACGTTACGATGTCGTTGGTTCCACCATCTGAGCTCAGAGCCGTGATGTTCATGTAGCCGATGAATTCGACCGGGCCGTAGTCCATGCGAACCCAGATACCAGGCTGGCGCTTGGCCTTAAGCTCGTCAGCGAAATACTTGATGAACTTGCCGACACCGTACTGGTCCAGCTTGTCCTTCTTGCGCACTTCGCCTTCAAAGCTCAGGGTGAAGTCACTGTTGGTGATGATGGTCTCGACATAGCCGCCGCCGTCATCCGCATCAGAGGTAACCGAGTTCGGGTTGAAGTCGAAGCCTTTCGACGTACCAGCGGCCAGCGCCATCCACTCAGATTCAAGTGGCTTGACGTCCGGGCAGCCATCGGCGACTTCCAGCACGACCGCACCGCCGAACAGGCGCTCGTTCGAGTTCTGGCAATTAGCCATGTGAAACTCCTCTTTGACGTATAAAAGAAAACCCGCCGGAGCGGGTTATTTGGTTGGAATGGCTAGTCGCCAAACGTGCATGCAAATTGCAATCGGAAGACTATTCGCCCTTCTTCTGTGAGCGCCGGCGCGGGGATTGCGCCCATGTTCTGGATGTAGCCGACACACTCGTCAGCCATGGGGTTGGCCTGGACGTAATCGACGATGCGGTTAGCTGCATCCAGCGCCGCTTTGCGCTTATCTTTTGCACCGACGACATCAACAAGCACGTGATACTCAGATCCGAGGTTGGTTCGAATTGGCGTCCCGCCGTTTGGCCTGAATACCATGATCGCCTTCGACAGGTCGCCCGGGTCGTCGTACATCAGCTGCTGCACCGTGAAACCGGTCGTTAGCCCGGCGTCGCCGAACATGTTGCGCACCCTCTCGTGCATCATGGGTGTCATAACGAAAGCTCCTTGCGCATCACCGCGTCAACGTTATCGCGTTCGTCATTCGCGCCTTTGGTCAGGAATTGCGGTTCACCATGCGGATCCCAGTAGTTGCCCGTCCCGGTACCGCCGCCGAACTCTTTCGGTTTCTGTGGACCAAATTCAGACCGGTTACTGGTCACGCCGAAGTGCGCGCGGGGCTGACCTTTGAGCTTTCCAGATGCTTCATGCACGTACGCGGCATAGTTGGCTGAGTAACCGATGCGCCCGGTAATGAGCACGCCGCCAGCGTCGATCTCCCGAAACTGGCTGTTAATCAGCGTTGAGGTGTCGATCGGGGTGTAATAGGCCGCCCGGGCACCGATGAGAATCATCGCCGACTGCAACGCGCGAATAACTTTGCGCCCCTTAACGTCGTTGATGACATCGTTCAGGTGTTTCTTTGCCTGGCTGATGCCCTTCACTTTGATGCCCATGACTTTCTCCAGGCAATAAAAAAGGCCGCCATAAGGCGACCTTCAAAAGTGATGTGGTGTCCGGCGCTGATCTCCGGAATTAGCTAAATGTTTTAACTGTCAGTTGCCGAACTTTTCCGCCTTCCAGGCACAGCGGTTAGCTTTATCGGTCTTGCTTAGCCTTTAGTGTCACTTTCGCGAAACTGACAGTTTTACCCAGCTATGTTTAGCGCATCAGCCTGCGCGTTCACCACATGAATATTTTATCATATGCCCGTCAGGATGGCGTAATCATCCGCCAGTCGCTCGAACGTGTCGGCGTAACGGATAACCTGCCGTACCTCGTCAGCACCGGCCACAACCGGGTCTGGTTCGGTCGACAATCCAATCAGCAGGTAATCCCCGGTGGCTGCCATCGCAAACTCCGTCCAGACGGTGTTCTTCACTACGATTTCAGCACCGAGGTTGGCTAACTTCTTGCTGAGGCCGCCCTCGTAGTCACAGAGGATTTGCTCAGGTTCGGCATAACCCAGCGGGTCACCGTATTCATCATTGCCTTCCAGCTTGCGCCAGATGGTCGCCGTGGCGGTGTATGACCAGTTCGCTACCGATGACATCAGCCCTCCTTCCACCTCAGCACCTTCGCGCCCGTAGCCCGGATACGTGGGCAGTTGATGAACCACTCACCGTCCGATTTGACGTAGCCGGTAGTCTCCCGCCCGGTGTCGGTTTGAACCCACACACGAACAAGCGGCTTTGGTACGCCTTCCGTCACTGATTTGTAAGTCATTGCTCAGCTCCTACAACTGTGAAGCCTGTGAGCTGATTTTCATCGTCATACATAGCTGCTACGCGGCCAGTTCCAGTTTTAGCCATAGCGTTCAGGAATCCGACCACACCCATGGTGATGACGCCATCGCGAGATTGCGAGCAGACGAATGGAATGTCGCTACCGAGAAATGCTTCGTTGCATACCACTCGATGATTTACCAAGGCATTCGCCGCAGATTGGTCGGTAGAAAATAACTGGTTAAGCAGTTCGGTAATTAGCTTTGCTTCCAACATTAACAGCCCCCGACAACTTCAAAGAACCCGACGCTGCTCCCTACATCAATCGGGAGGGCTGCCGTGCAACCGGAAGTATCAAGTGCCAGCAGTGCATCGCGCATGCTCCTTACATCGCCGCTGTACTCAAACGAACGCGACGCCCCTGAAGGCGCTGACTGTGATTTAATGCGCTGGCTGTAGGCCGTGAGCGCCATTAAGGTGACGGCGTATACCTGAATTAGGATTACGTCGCACTCATCATAGCCAGACGCCTCCATGCACTCCTGAATGCTGTCCAGTTTGCACAGGTAAGCGTCGATCATGAACTCAGGAATTGAGTAACCGAGTGCAGATAGCTGCTGCTTTACCTGCTCGACTGTTATCTGCACTACTGCCATGGTTACTTATCCTTTTTGCCTGATGCTGCCAGTGCCGCTTCTGCTTCTTCAGCGCGCTTCGTCACCGCCGCGAGTTGCTCATCAAATGCAACCTTATCCGCCGCAACCTGATCGGTGAGCTTAGCCACCTGCTCCATTGAATCGTCACGCTCCTTCGTCACCGCCGCGAGTTTCTCGAGCAGATCTGTGGATTGCGTGTTGGCAACAGGTGCCTTATCGCCAAAGAGCTTTTCACCTTTCTTCTTGTCGGTATCTTTAGCTTTGCCACTCGCTTTCCAGCGCGCCGCAGTAGCATCGTCAACGTCAACGACCGCACCAACCTCCATCTTCCGGAGGTTGGCACCGGCATACAGATTGTCTGCAATGATTTCTACCAGTGCCATGTCTTACCCCTTAGCTGTGCGCGTAGATGACGGACTTCTTGCTGTTGATGTCGGTCTTAACCATCAGGCCTGCGGCGCCCCAGGTACGCCAGATGTAATCGCTGTTGTAGTACGGGCGCGGATCGGCAACGGTGCCGAACGCCTGGCCTACAATCGGAGCAATCACGCCAGCGGTCAGCGGAACAATCAGGATCTGGTTGCCGGTCAGCTGAGCATCTTCTTTAATCGCGGAAATGCCGGACAGTTTCAGAAGCTCCTGCAGGATGGTGTCAGACTGGTAGTTGTCGCTGAAGTAGCGCTCAAGGTTGGAGATGATGGCGCTGGAAACATACCAGGTTTGCTCTGCGTACTGGTTGTTAGTCAGTTTGAGCGTATCGCGCAGTTTGATTGCGGCGTTACGGATCTGCTCAGCAGTTGCCGATGCGTCGGTGAAGTCGATATTCAGGCCTGATGCACCCAAATCCACCATAGCCACGCGCTCGTCGTTCTTCAGCCCCTTCCAGGTCTTATCATCGAACTTGATGTAATTCCCTTCAGCATCGCGGTATCCGTTGTAGATGTAGTCAACGTACTGGCGACGTACTTCGTTTGTGGACTCGAACTGAGCATCAGAGATGATGTCGAACGCGTCAGGGTTATTCAGGCGAGGCTCACGCCAGTGGAACTTGAAGCCGGTATCATGAACCGGAACCATCGTGCCGTCGTACTGGTACTGTACCGCATCCAGCGCCGCGCCGATCTGCCCTGACATGGATGTGTGCGCCCACATGCGACCGCCAGACTTAGCGTACTCGTACACAGTCTGGTTGATACGCACCGAGCGGGACAGTGGCATCAGATCGTTGAACAGAGTGAACTCAGTGTTCGGCTGGAATTGACGCAATACGGTCTGGTCAAACGCCTTATACAGGTCAGCAGGTGAACGCACCGCGTTGATGCCATTCAGCTGGTTAACCGCATTGATGCGATCTGCCATTTCCTGCATAACGTTAATGCCCTGATGGTTCAGTGCAGCGTCACGTTCCTGAGAAAGCATACCAAACTGGTACTGGTTCACGGCCAGGTTGCCGGTCTTTTCGCCCAGCGATTTAGAATAAACAAGCATTAAGTGACTCCTTACTTAATCACTACGCGAATGAGGTCGCCAGCTACGGCGGTAATTGAGCGTTCTTCGTCGCAGTAGCAACGATCTGCCTCACCAGTGGCCCACTTTTTCACCTGGCCGTTAGCGATTGAGAGGGCATCGCCTTTTTTGTAGGTGCCGGCAGCTGCACGGACGTTCAGGAACATGCCTGGCAGCGGGTGAATTGCGACCAGCAAGTCGTCTACCGCGTAGGTGTCATCCACGGTTTTGCAGCGCAAGTAGTCGTAATCTGCTGCGTAGATGACAGCCTGCTCAGCGCCTGCTACTGACGCTTTGAATACGCCCGCATCGAAGAACCCGAGAGTGCCAGGCTTGACCGCTGTGGCGCGACCTTCACGGTTGAGAAGCGGATTAGGGAATACGCCACCGGCGTGAATTACGTGTTTTCCATCTTTAGCCATTTCGGTTTACTCCGGCATTTCGCTAACAGGTTGAGAGGAATTGACCTGGCGGAATGCACCATTCAGGCCGGTTGAGGTCTGGCATTGAGCAAACAACTCTTTCAGCGGTTCACCATCGAGGGAGTTGACTGCCAGGTCGGTCATGCCAAACTTGGCTTTTACCGCTGTGCGCATGCTGGCCTTCTCAGTTTCTGCGCCTGCGCTAATCTGGCTGTTGATTGCAGCAACCTGATCGGAGAGAGCTTTCGCCCATGCTGGCATCTCTTCGTTGTTGGCCACCTGCTCTTTCTTTTTAGGCTTGCCGGTTTCAGGGTCGATTTCTTCACCGTCTTTTTTCTTGGCGGTGGCTTCTTCAGCCTTCATCTGGTTGTATGCGTCCATCAGCTCGGCGTCGGACTTGCCTTCAGTCGGCTTACCAGCGGCTTGCAGCGCATTGATAATCAGTTCTTTCATCGGATCGTTCTCTCCGTTGGTTTTAATCTCGTACTCAGTGGGTTTGCGCACGACTTCTACAGGTTCGCCGACGAACACGGCCTTGCCGTCCTCATCGATGACGTACTTCTGCTTCACGTATCTGGTGTCATTGCGGTAGATGAAGCTGTCCGACCACACCGTTTCAGGCCAAAGCCACTTATCTTCGGTGTCACCCTCCCGCAGCTTGTCGCTGATAGCGCGGGAGATGTCGTCGAAAGAGAAGTTGGAGGCATTGGTGAAGAAGAATTTGGTTTTGTTAAGCAGGCCGTCGCGGGTGCAGTCGATGCCATCAGACAGGAGGGCAACTTCAATCTGTTGCTCATCACCTTCTGAGTTAACGAAGATGCCCACGCCCTCCTCCGGCGTGCCGGCTCCAGGCTCATCAAGCAGCACCGCCACATGATCAAACATCATGTTGGTGGCGATCTCGTTGTACTTCTTGCCCTTCGACTCACCATTGGCAGCGATACCGGAATACAGCAGGCCGGTGGAGATGTGGATCGGGTCGGAGTTGGTACCGGCCAGCATCTCATCCAGACGGTTGATCAGGCGCTTGCCCTTATCGCTCGACTCGGCGTACTGGCGGTTAACGTACATATCGCCCGTCACCTTCCCGTCTTTGTGGCTGACGTTCTGCAGCCAGGCCCCGACGTGGTACTCGTTTACCGCCCGAACATCGCGCGCCGACACATGCTTGCCGTCCACTTTCGGGTGGCCCAGCGGCATCGGGTTACGCTCAAGCGTGTTGTAGGCCTTTTCGATTTCTGCTGCCGGGTACAACTTCCGGTTCATCACGATATCGTCCACGACAGGCGTGATGCCGCGAACCACGATATGTGGCTTGCCGTCGATGATTTCAGTGGTGATATTTGAAGCGGAGTTGACGACGGTCAGCACGTTAACGCGGTTGCGTTTCATGCTTGATCCTCGTTATTGGATTTTTCGTAGCATCGGCGCTCTACAGCACCAAGGGAAATAATCCAGCGCAGTTACGCACTGGTAGCGCACGGTTCTACCGCACCCGCAGCACCAATAGACTGTCATGCAAGGTCCTCATTGGTGGATTTCAGGCAATAAAAAAGCCGCTTATGCGGCTTAGATGTCTTCAAATATTTTTATACGGTCATGTATTTCAATTAAATGCTCTCCATATTCTTCAGGGCTTCTTGCTTCGCTATCTCCATTTATCCAGCCGGCCCAATTCATATGTTCCCACCCATGCAAATAATGGCTTAACTCATCAGCAAAAAATGCATTTGGTACTATTATCGAGTGAGCATTACGTATATCTAGCTGTTTGCAGTTCAACCTCCACTCTCTTTCCCAAGTGAAGTTAACTCCGTTTCTCTTGACCTTATCTTTATCATTAGGGTCATATGTCACATGACGCCAATGAAGGCCCTCCGGGAGGAAATGAGCCTCATTTTTAGGTTGGTATATAACGTGCCTACCACCCAAGTCAAAAATAAGTGATTTACTAAAGGCAAATCCAAACTGAGTATAGCGTGATGACTGATGCCTTTTTACTTCTAATGGCGACTCTGTAAAACAAACGCTTTCCAGATTTCTGAATGTGTCTTTACCTGACGCATTTAGGCAGCCATCCATAACAATTTTCTTCATTATTTGGAAGGCAAATTCATCAGCTTTTTTGTTATCTTTTCCATCGTAATCCGTTTTTATCCAATGAAATACGTCATCAGAATAATCGCTATGATTATGCATGAATGAAATCCTCCTTTAATCTAGTTATCGACAGGAAGACTCCATTGTTTACGTTCAATGGTCAATTTTTCTTTAAGCCCTTCATTGAAAATGCTGCCGTCGTCATTGAGCAGCACCGGAATTTGGCTGCAATAGCAGTTGTACCGGTTGCCATTCTCAGCGTAGAAGTCCCGCACCTCTTCAGTGGTGTAGACCTTGCCGTGACGGCTGGCGTGCCAAGTGCGCGTCGTTGACTTGAGCGCTGACAGCCACATTAGGCCGGTATTCAACCCAAGTCTATCGGCAGCCCAGTCCGTTTCATTCCATTGAGCCTGTCGCAGCGCGCCGACCTGCTCAGTCTGAGCGATCGTCTTGGCCTTCGACATTGATACATCAAGACGCTTGCTAACTATACTGGCCGTCTCACGCGGGTTGATTCCGCGACCAATAGAGTCGGCAATGACGTTTGCCAGGTCTGCTCGTGCTGCGTCGCTGATACCCTTCCAGTCGCTGTACGTGCTGATGTAGGCGCTGGCTATCTGGTTCTGATATGCCGGGCTGGACAGAAGCTGCTGTAATGACGTCTGGCTGGCGTAAACCGGAGACTGCACCGAGAGGTTGGTGTATCCACTTAACGTGCCACGCTCAAACTCTGCGGTGACGTAATCCATGGCCCAAAGATTCTGAGGACCACCCTCAAGCAGCTCGTCATCCAGTATTGCTTGCACCACCTGCAACAGGTCGGCTAGCTGTGCCGCAGTCATGTCGTAGATGTAAGTTCCAGCGTTCACCTGGTAGAGCGTGTCTGGCTGATTACCGTTACAGGCAAGGATGTAACCAGACATCGAATTGCTTTCCCGCTCGCGCCCGGTTAGCCGCAAGTCGAATAGCTGCTTTAGCGCCACCTTGATGTCGTAATAGCGCTGTTCGATGTCGCGGTACATCCGATTTACTGAGCGGTAGGATTGCGTTGGGTCAGCTTTGTTGCGCGGAATTATCGGACTTCCCGGCTTCGGTTGATTGTTCAATTGGCTCACCTGTCAGCGGGTCGATGTTCTTCTCCGATTCGTCAGAACCAGTCGGCTGCTTAGGCTCTTTGATTGGTTCAAGTTCACCAACTGCGCGAATCTCATTAGCATCAACAGCTGGGGTTCCATAGGCCTGCTGAGTTTTCTGCGCGACATCTGCCATAGCCTGCATATTGGCGATCTTCTCTTTCTCACTCGGCGCGAGTAAGTCAGACCAGACCAAAGACACCTCACCATTAGTTGGCGGCTCGATGATACCCAGCGACCAGAACCTTTCAATCACGCGGGTAATGTAGTCAGTAAGAAATCCCCAGCGACGACCGTTGCAGCGCTTGGCCCACTCGTTCTTGTCTTCATCTGATGCCAGTCGACCGGTTTGCTGACCAAACTGGATGGTGAACGGGCATTGAATAGAAGCTGAGAACTCGTTAGCTGCAGCTGTCCATGTGGGTGTCGGATCTGCCGCTGCGACTGAAAGGACGCTGGCTTTACCAGCCTGCATAGCAAGTGCTGAATCCGTACCGCTGTTAAGCTTCCGCACCTTGTCATTCATTGCCTCAGCGAGAGAGTCATACCCTGCATCTTTGGCCTGTTTGACGAGATTTGATACCTCGGTAGTAGCGTCAAACTCCATTGCCAACTGACGACTGGCATTCTTCAGGAAGCCCTCTGCGCTGCCACCGGATGTTTTCTCTATGTCGAGCAGCTTGTTAAAGCCAGCGCGGAGCAGAGGAACACCGGCAAGCATGTTCTCATCCTCTGAACCTTCACACAGGATGATCACCCGGTCAGGATGGACTGTAACGCTCCGCACGCTCCCGTATGTGCCATCATCGCCAACAGGCTGCTCGTTGAAGTTATAGCTAACTGGCTGCCCGTAGGTGTCGGATTGTGTATCAATGTCGAAGTTGCCAGGCTTAATCTGTGCTTCCCATGCCGGGATTAGCTTAATGAGCGCTTTATCGCCGAGAGCCTTGACGACATTCTTGTCAACTGGCTGATACCACTCACGACCATCTTTGATTTGCAGCAGGACAGCAGAGTATCGGCCCACAAGGTTGCGGCGGTCGGCATCTTTCAACTTCGACCAATGCTTACTGAGCAGCTTGGTTGTTGATTCTTCCCAATCAGTGGTCTCCTCGGCTTCGTCTTTTTCCGCACCGTCAATGATCGTCGGGTTATCTGTCCAGCATGAATCAAGGAGCTTATGCACTGCTGCATGGGCCACAGCGTTACGCTCATACGCTCGATAGTAGTTATCAAAGTTAACTGACTCTGGATAACCGAACTCGTCCCACAGCTTGGTGCGCTTGGTATTACCGTTTGGCCCATGCGCATAAAGCATGCGCTGGCGACCCACCGCGATTTGATCAGCGAGGGCATTGACGAGGAATTGAACCTCGCTATTTTGTTCACTCACTGATGAACTCCTTAGAAGAAGATTGCGCCGACTTTCTTCGGCGAGTGCAGTACGCGATATCGTGTTGCATCGAAGTCGTGATCTTCCTGCGTGGTGTCCACGTCATCAGGCTTCTTGTCATCGCGAACCAGTACCGGTATGCGGCTTATCCAGCCCCGGCAGTGCTCCATGACGTAGAACGCTGGCTTTTCAGGCATGCCTGATTCTGTTTTCTTGCCTTCAATCACGGCTTCGAGCATGTCAGCGAATAAAGACGCGCCATTAATACGTGAGCCGGGCTTCTTATCAGCCGGGAGCCACGTAACGCCCTGAGCTTCCATCTTCTGAGCAATGGATAGCTCGTTGTCGCCGGTGTTGAATATTGCACCATCAGCAGGGCCGGGGATGACGTTGCTGCATATGCCAGGCACGATGTGCATCTGCCCTTTACCTTGTGTTTCTTCTGGTTCGTCGACCTCTTCACCCATCAGGCGCTTATCGACCCACGCCACGCCTTTAGCAACGTTGGTAGATGACATATTCAGGCCTTTGTTCAGCTCATCAGGTGGGCAGCCGTACCACTCACCAATCAGAATCAATGAACCGGTAGGCGGGCAGAACTTACGGCCATCAGGCAGCGTTGCTTCAGTGCCATCAGACTGCGCCCACCACAAGTTAGCGAACGGCTTCGACTCCCCCCAGTCGTGAGAGCGGTCAACTGTCCAGCTTTCGGGGATTGTGAATGGCTTAATAACGTGCAGTGATTCGTTCCACAGGTGGTCAAAGCGTCCACCACTCGTCACATCCCATGAACCTTCAACCCATGCCTTACGGCGGTTCGGGTCTTTAATGCTCATCAATGTGGCGATGTATTGCGGGTCGAGATACGGGTTCTCTTTGAACGAGCCGTGAATTGCAACGCGGGTCAGCGTCACGTCCTCTTCTCGCTCCGTCTGCGGGTTAAATACTTTCTGCGTCTCACGAATAATTGTTCCGCGCGGCGCTGGCTCAATGAAGCGCTTCTTCACCCAGGTGTGACCGATGCCAAACGGGTTGGTCGTGCTGAATGTCTCCAGCGGGATCTGCTTGATAATCGTGCCGTCTTCCAGTGGGTAGTCATCAGGACGGAAAGATGAGCGACGGCATGAGAACATCATCTCGTAGAATTCTGGCGACTGCTGCTTAGTCAGTTCGTTGAATCCGATGAACGGGAACTCCTGCCCGTGGTAATCCCAGTAGTCACTCTCTTCTTTGCCGAACCGGAAAAGCAACTCTTCACCGGTGGGCCATACCCAGCGCAATTCGCTTGCTGATGCCAGATAACGAGCGCCATCGTTGAACAGGCGGTACATCCGCTTGGATTGGGTAATGATGTCAGTGAGGTTCTTATACTCGGTATCGAATATCACCCCACGCCAGAACGAGCCGTAGCCGATTCCGACATTGCGGCGAAAGCGTGCTAGCTGAGCGGCGGTCTTACCCGGACCGCGAGTACCTTCATACAGTATCTCGTTACATGGGCAGCTCAGGGACAGCGACTGCGACCCCGGCAAAGGTTTCCAGACGGCTTTGTAATTCATCCACCTAAAACCCCGCGTTGTTGTACTTGCGCCGCAGCCTCCCAATCATCAACGCTGTCGCACGTCGGAACGGGCATTACGTTGTGAGTGGTTTCTTTGGCTTCGGCCTTATTCTCGATGCTGTACGCCTCACGTTCGAGGCCTATAAGTGTCTTCAGGCTGTCGCTCAGGTCTTTCATGGATTTAACGCGGGAAGGCAGGCTGATTATTTTGTGGTACAGATCGTTGAGCTTATCCATTCCTTTGTCATCTGGAGAGCGCATCATTTCGCCCAGCTCTTCAAGCGCGGCCACGTCACCACACTCTCCTGCCAGCTCATCGAATAGCGTATTGGTTAGCTCGCGAGCCCGGCGGATGTCTCCTCGGTGTTCCATGCGTACCGTGGCAATCACCTCGGCAGTCGCTTCTATCAGTACGCGTTCGGTCAACGTGCTTTCGTTGCGTACCGTCCTGCGTACCTCCTGTTTGCGTACCAGATCGTCAGCCTTTTGCTGAATCTTCGCATTCAAGTCACGCGACCAGTCGTCACGCTTGGCACGCTTACGGATAGCGCCTTCGCTGATACCGTGTTGTGATGCTATTTCTCGAAGGGACATCACTCCGGCCCGGTACGCCGTCTCGATGGCCTCCCAGTCCGGTTTGGTCATTCGTTACTCCGTTTTAAAGTTGCACCGTATCACTGGTTACTGTTTCGATTCTGAAACACTTGTTAGCCAGCCAGTCCCAGTGAAGTAACGCGGACAACATCAGGATCGGCTTCATACATGGACGAAGCGATACTTTTGATGTGAAGGTTACTTTTTTACTCATTCTTTACTCCGTTGCTTTCCCTGCCTGCTCTTCCGCCACAGGCACAAAGTGGAACTGCTCCACGCTATCCGGTCGGAAGTAACGCCACTCACCTGTGTCAGTCGCCAGTGCCACGAACCCGTTAACGATTTCAGGCTGGCTGCGCTTCATCAGGCCGGTGAAGGTTTCTTTCGATGTGGTTGTTATGGTGATTTGGTAGACGTCGGACATTGAGAACCTCTTTATCCCCGATCGCGGATAATTTTGTTTTATCCCTTTGCGGGGATATCGCGCTTGTTCGGCACCGAAAGGTAGCGCTACGCGTAATGACCCACACTATAGAGACGCCCACCAATTAGTGCGCACAATAGGCCAGAAGATTCTTTAGCCTATTTGAGTAACACAATAGATATAACCCATTCGCACCCCTGTCGTGATTGGTCTGAAATTAGAATGTCACTTTGAGGGTAGATAAGCGCAATGCTATCGACCTATCCAACATCACTAAAACCAAGGAGGTAAAATGTCAGAAAAAAACATCTGGATTTGCAAAGTAGCAATCGCATACGCGCCAGTAGTCAATACATTGATATGTATAATCTTTAGCGTTTTATGGTATTTACTGCTCGGCTTTCCTCTACCCTTCTAATCCCCGCCTTATCCAGATTGCACTGCCCCAGCGCCGTATAGAGCTGAGCGTTTAACTCCAGACTTGCCTGCCACGTGAACGGAACCACCATTCCGGGGATCGGCGTGTCTGCGGTCAGATCAGCGCTTATCGGCACTACCGGAGCCGGGACGTAAACTGTCTGCGTATTCCCGCAGGCTGTCAGCAGCGGCAGGAGGAACAAGCTGGTTAGCGCACGGATCGCCTTCAAGCGCCTGCCTGATGTAGACAATGCGCGTTTCGCCTTTTTGGGCCAGTTCGTTCTTTGCATTCTGTGTAGCCTGTGAGATGTCACGGATGAGGTTCATCGTGGTGATCACGTTGCTGGTGATCGCCTCTGATGTGTCTGCCCGGACCGTCGCCTTATCGCGCTGGTCTTTGTAGGTGATGGCGTTGTCGCGGTAGTGGTTAATCGCCCATGCCATAGAGACAAGCAGGCAGATAATGACAGCGCAGATGATTGCGGTTAATCGGCTCATTTCTGGCCCCACTCGCAAACTTCGCGCTCAATATCGCGACGGGTGATCAACCCCTTCCACTGCTTTCCACCGGCATACGTCCAGCGCTGCAGTTCTTTGCATGCACCCGGCACATCGCCAGTATTTAGTTTCTTCAGCAGCGTGGAGCTGGCGAAAGCACCAGAGCCAACGTTATAGGTGAAGGAGTAAAGCGCAGCGCGGGTAGGCTCTGGAATGCTGACTTTTATCAACGGGTCGATTGCAGATGCCACCTTACGCAGGTCTGTTTGAAGCAGAGCATCACACTCTTTATCGGTGTAGCGGTGACCACGGCGGATATCGCTACCGGTATGACCATCGCATACTGTCCACACGCCCACTACATCCTGATACGGGTAGTACCGGCGACCTTCCAGCCCATCAGCATTACCCAGCATTACGGCGGCGATGGTAATTGCACCTGAACCGCCGACAATTGCGCTCACCAGTTTATTCCTGAGTGTCGGGTTCATGATGGCTCCGGTTACGGCGATTATCTTCGCGGATCTTGAAGTAGAGATTGGTCAGGTATGTCAGCACGGCAATGACAATACCTACGAGTACGCCAATGGCGTTCCACTGCTCAGGACTGTAGGCGTTAAGCATGCCGTTAAGGATGCTACCGGCAGAAGCGCCATAGGCTGCACCAGTGGTTATTTTTTCCATTCGATACATGCTCTTCACCTCGCGTTGTTTGCGGGTGCTGTGTGTTTTCGGGGAAAGCGCCAGCGCATGCCAAGGCACGTTATCTATGAGTGAGATTGATTGCTGGATGGATGGCGCTAAATACATTGAACCCAACACAACATATTTGTTGTGTTTTGAACCTTCTGTGTTATTATAATTCCATCATCAACGAACAGGAGGATTCAGTGAAATACAGCGAGTTCCTTCGCTGGTTAAAGCCCCAAGGAGTCACGATTGAAAATGCCAGAGGTGGTGGAAGTCACCGGAAAGCAACAATCAACGGAAGGATGTCAATCTTCCCCTTCCACGGCTCAAAGGAGATACCAGAGGGAACAAGAAAATCGATAATTAAGGATCTGGGGCTTTAGGCCCCACCCTTTTCGACACTGAATCTGGTCATTGAGACCATAACCGGAAAGAGGCATTTATGTTTAAGTACCCTGCATCAGTATCTTTCGATGAAGATACGGGCCAATACGAAATCGCTTATCGTGATTTCAACAATCTTCACTCTGTCGCTTTAACAGAGGATGACATCGAGCTGGAGGCGCGGGACGGCATCACAGCATTCATTGGCGATCTGATTGATTCACGCATACCAATTCCAGAGCCATCCACAGCGCTGGAAGGTGAGATTGTTATTCACCTACCCGTTCTGACATGCCTCAAAGCCGCGCTTCACAATGCGATGATCAGCACCGGAACTCGCAAGGCAGATCTGGCAAGAAAGCTTAACCAGAAAGGCCCGCAGATTGACCGTCTGCTTGACGTTAGTCACGCATCCAAAGTCGAGACACTGGAACAAGCCTTATATCTTCTCGGATATGAGGTTTCAGTGTCTGTTTCGCGCAATTAACAGCTAGGCGTTTAAGCCGTTGAGTTGTCAGCGGCTTAAATAAAAAAGCTCACAGCGAAGTGAGCAATTGAGGGTATAACTTGCGCGAGGCGCTTATGGTCCCAGGTAGCGGGATTTGGCGTGGTGGCCGGTGCTGATCTCCGGCATGTAGATGAACTACCCGTCGTCGCCATGGGGAGCTATTACCTCACCATCTAGCTGATAGGTTAGCGCATCAGCCTGCGCATTCACCACAACGGAAAGAGCACTCAGTTGTACCGGTCAGTTGTGCCACTAAGAAATGCTTTCGCAGACCGTTAAGCTCTTTACTGGTTCTTTAATGCTCTTACCTGTTGTGCAGATACGAAAAAGCCACCGGCGTTAACCAGTGGCTCTGCATTCTTTGGTGTTTTTCGTTTCACCGCGCTCTTTCGCCTTTGACGTCCGAGCATACAGTGAATTATGCACTTCTATTTCGCGAAATCAATATATTTAGAAAATATTTTTGATTCATGCCGCAATGAGAGCGTTCTCATTCTCCATTTCTCTTCTCAGAGCATAAAACATTTCCGCTTCGAATACTTTCTCGCACCAGACTACCCGGCGGCGACATTGCTGGATGTCGGCACCAGTCATGCGGCTAATTGCTGATGCGATATGTTGAGTGCAGTTGCGTTCACAATATCGTTTAATGGCGTAATCGCGGACCGGGCTTTCCCGATGGAACAGTTTTACGATCACCTTTTCCACGAAAGCAGCATCATCTGATTCTTTGGCGAGAGCGATGATGTTGCTGGCTGATGACTGAGGGATAACCAGTTCGCGAGCTTTCTTATAGAGTTCCTCACCTCTAAGCGCCCCACCCTCGTTGCTGTAGAGCCATTTAACCAGGCTTTCAATCTGCTCGCCTTTATCAGGACTCCACTGACTTCGGATCATCAGCCGGCCAATGACGTTAATCGCACCAGGAGGGGAATCATCACCGAAGTTGATACGACCCCATACGGACATCATGTACTGAACCCATGCGCGTTGTTTTGTGGTGATGGTTTTCTTCGGGTGCTTCCAGACGCGGCGGAAATGGGCGTCATCGACAAAGTTAACCATGGAGTAGATTGGTGTTAGCTTTCTCATGCGGCGGCCCTCTCTGGCTGTTTGGTTTTGGTCTGGTTGTGACTGGCGAACGGCGGTAACTCAGAGCGCCTGATGCTTTCAAGCTGGTAGCGCAGGAAGTCGGAGAAGGTCATTGCTGCCTCCGTAAAGCGGCTTCAAGCTCTTCTTGAGGAATGGATAGCAGTGCCGATCTTTGCTGCCTGGTAATGTTCCTCATGCCCATAAAAACAATCCCTGCAGGTGTGCGGACGGCAGCAACATGCTTTGAACGATACCAGTTAAGTAGCACTACTGTGTTATGGATGCTCATGCTGCCTCCTGTCGACGGGCACGGCGCTTCTCCAGCGCACGGGCTTTGCGGGTGAAGATGGATTTGATGCGTTGCAAATATGGGATGTCGAATTTGCGGGTAGAGTTGTCGTTGTTCAGTGCTTCAACTTTCTCCGCTCCGATGCGTTCAATCAGGCCCAGCTCGAAAGCCTTCTGCGCGCCAGACTGGTTTCGGTTGCAGCGAACACACTGGCCTGCAGTGTTGTGGAGGTTGAATGATAAGTGCGCCGCTGCTCCGCGTGACCGGTAGTGACCGCAATCCATGGTTCCGCCAAACTTCTGCTCTGGCGTGGCTCCACAGCTGATGCAAGGCAGTCCGGCATCACGCAGACGCACGTACTTATTGAACGCGGCCTGAGCCTCTTTCTTCCACTGCGGCTTGGTCTTGAGCGCCACCTTGCGAACCTTCAGTTCACGGCGTTCCTGAGCGGCTTCATCCTTGCGCTTCTTATCCAGCTTAATCTGACTGTACTGGTAACCGTGATCGGGGCAGCACCACCAGACGTTGTCGTACATGGCGATGAATTTCTCTTTGCAGATTTTGCAGGTGCGGCGAGACGGCTTACGCATTGCGATCACCCCACTGCTTGGCCCACTCGATTTCGATGCGGGACTTCTCGCTGAATTTGACGTTCTGCTGAGTACCGAACCAGTAGATAGCCTCAATGACTTCCACCATCTGGCGAACTGTCATCTTGCTGGTACGCTGTCCGAACATCACAATGCCCCCGTCGATACCCGGAGCCATGCGTTGCTCTTGTTTCTTGGACTTGGCGACCATTGCTGTAATCAGGTCCTTCCAGTCATCGGAATCGTATTTGTTTCCGAACCAGATAACCTGGTCAGAGAGGTCTTTCAGAAGCGGCCACATTTTTTTGTTCTGAATGGCGGTGCGGGTCATCTCCTTGATATCGAGAATCAGCGGTCGCTTGGCGTCCACCGGCAGCTCCCGGATGAAGTTGATAGCGTTTTGTTTGATGGTGTCGTTGACGAGGTGGAATTGCTGTTTCATACGCCACCTCCGATAGGTGACGCAGAATGCAGAAAATCGCAGGTGCATTGCTGCATCTGTGACAGGTGAATACGTTCAGATTGTGGCGTCATAATGTCCCCATTAGACGCAGAGGTCACCGCCGGGCGTTCAACTCCGACGGTGATTTAAGTTTGCCAGGATTTAAGTTGAAGTCAAATGTTGCTTGACGTTGTGCAGAATGGGTTAGGCATCGCTCAGCTCTCCAACCCGAGACTCAAAGCAAATGTCGTCGTAACGCTTTTCTTTTTCCCACGCATCGAAATCAGACTGAGAGACCTCTTCGACGCGAAACACGACACCTACTATTCCTGTGCATTTGTTAACGTATTCCCCGCCATCCTCCAGAGAGTTTTCGATAACCAAGTCAACCGTTTCCCTCAAGCATACCAGGGCACATTTAAGGTCTTTGAAATATCGATGCTCTGTCATGCAGGATGTTACGCGATAGGTGATTACTTTCTGCTCTCCCTCTCTGCGCTTTTGCTCCCGCTCAATTGCATTGCGCATGTCAGCGAGTTCATGCTTGCTCATGGCTGAGTAGTCCATCACTTCACCTCCCGCTGCGGTTCTGAATTGCTGCAAATCGGCAAAATAACTTTCTCACCATTGATGATAAAATTAAGGTCACTACCTGTTTCGTAAAACTCTTTAATCCTCGGGAATATCTTTTGACAAATTCTGGCGAGTAATACGTAACCGGTTATTTCAAGTTTATCGTTAAAGTCAGGCTGTGGTCCCGATCCTGTGCCGACAATATCAATGTCTACATCGCAGCGCTCTAATGACATGAAGACCTCTCCGTTGCTGTCGGCAGTGAATGTGACAGAGCCAAGTTCTTTCACTTCTGCCTTGATAGTGCCTATGATCTTTTTCATAACTTTCCTCCACTTACCCAGTCTGTTTTGGTAGTGCGAGGAACAGATAGTCCATTAAGGTTATAGTAATTTACTTTTGAGTTAAGTGTCCACTCTGGTAAGGCTTCATGCTCATGGTCTGGTAAGTATGCGTCGTCAAGAATCGAAAAAACGTTCATTAAGGTTTCGAAAGTTGCGCCTTTAGGAATCGTGACTCTTCCGCCATTTATTGAAATATCACATGGTAATTTCAGTTGCGCCGAAACTGGCATCTTTCCAAGTTCAGCAAACTCTTCAGACTGATTGAATGTTGGCATCACTTCACCTCGCTACATGTTGAATAGGTGCTATTCCTTTCATGGTTCGTCGCCTCACAAACCAGCAGCAGACCAACAAGGCAAGCGACGATGCATAAAATATCCAAGCGTTTCTTTGTGCTCCATGCAGCCAGCCCTATGCATGCTATTGCGGAAATCCAGAGGATCATGCTCACGATTGAACCTCCTGCTGCGGTGCTGCTGCGATCATCGAGGCGCGATCGACTTCACTATCACCAAAAATTGCAGCCTCCAGCACGTCGATGGCCTGCGATGGTGAGTAAGCGTATTTATCGAATGCCGGGCCTTTGATGCGCTGTGCAATTTTAAACAGGCGCTTTTCCTGAGCGTGGTAGAGGTCTGATAAAACCTGATTGTCGAACGCAAGCTTATCCTGGCTTACGGCTTTACCCTGCATGGTGGCGCGGCAGGCTTTCCAGCCCTCCCATCTATTAACGAATTTGTGGGCATCCCACGCGTTGTAAGCAGTGCAGCAGTATCCCGCTCCGCATCGTTCGGCGTGTAGTGGGATAGGAAATGCAGCTTCGAACTCGTCACGATGGTCGACAGTTTCATCGGGTAATGACGGCGCTTCGAGCGATGCCAGCGCGATACGCGCCAGCTCCAACACCACTTCAGGCGTTATTTTTTCACTGAAGTGCGCACGCGCTTTCTTTTCCGACCATACGACCGGCCACAAAACTTCTTTCGCAGCTGCTTCAATTTGATGCAACTGCTCTTTGGTGAATGTGGTCATGCTGTCGCTCCTACCTCACGGAATAATACTGATTGTTGAAATCCTGTCAGGAACCAGATCCCATCAGCACGCAGACTCATTTCATACCAGTCCTCAGGATTCAGATCGGAAACGAGGTTATCACCGCATATGCAGGTATCAGGCCCGCGCTTTTCAGAGTCGTAAATTTCACCAGGGAGGAACCATTCCGGGTTCTCTGAATGTACACACACCATTTTTTTTACGTTCCCCATATCACTCTCCTTTGGTGGTGATGCCAGCGGCGTTTTTGATACCAACTGAGTCCAAGGCCTTAAACACTGCACTGCGATAAGTTTCTTCACGAAATACAAATCGTCCGTTGAAGTTCAGCCAAAATGCATCATCTGATACGCTAGGAACAATTACCGAGCGCGCCTCCAGCTCAGCAATCCGCCGTTCTGAGGCTTCCAGCTCATCCAGCAGCGCCAGCGCTAACTTCCGGAGGTGGTGGTTACTTCCTATTGCTGGGTTTGAAAGTTCTTTGCGTAATGCGCGTTTGTCGATGTTGCTCATTGGGCGGCCTCATCATCGGGGATGTATTTGACGTTTATCAGGTCAAGGGCTTTACCCATACCCATGCGGTCAATAACTATGGAGTGCTGCCGGGGGTGAGTGATGGCCATACGTTGAAAACGGTTCATTCCTTTTTCCATATGGACACCAAATCCGCAGAACATACAGCCAGTTCTTTTCTCTGCCGGGACGTGCCGCCCATTTACCTCCCTGTCGTAATACACTTCGCAAATTTCCACTCCGCGGGTGTTTATGTATTCCCAGACATCGCTTTCAAGCCAGAACAACATGGGAGCGCAGTTTGGCCTCTTTCCATCATAAACGTTGCATTGAGTACGCATTTCACGTGCTCCACCTTCGTCGGCCATGATTGCGCTGATACCGTGCCGCCCGGTTTCCTTCGCGTAAGTATCCAGCGGCTCTTTTTTGAGAAAATCGCAGCACAGGTCAGTTATGCGCGGAGCTTCATCGTTGACAAACACTCGCCATTTTTCAGGTATCTTCCATGACTTCGCGAACTGGCCTTTTGAGTTAATTCCGGTGTTATAAAGCGTGTGCATATTGCTGTTACGACCGGTGTCACCCTCCTGTAAAACCCGAATCATTTTTGCGACTTTCTTGCTACCGATAGGCAGGCCGTACTCCTTCCAGACCTGGTTAAACGGAACCTTGGGGCGAACCTGAATGACGCCCTCATCATTGCTGGCCTGCGCTCTGACGAAGTCAACAATCTCGGGCATCTCAAGGCCAGTATTGCTGAAGACAAATGGCATCTTTAATCCCATAGACATGATGATGTGACGTAAGACGGTACTGTCCTTTCCGCCGCTGAAGGATTGATAAACCTCTCCATCAAAGTGGTCGTAGAAATCACGAATGCGGCGCTTTGTCATCTCAACCTTTGCTTCGAGCGAAAGAGACTGTCGCTGAAGTAGCTTTTGCTTTTCGTTAGGAGTCATGCTGCACGCTCCTGTTTTGGCATCAGCGCTTCACGAACGCATGGTTTGTAGTAGTGGTTGAAGGCGAATCTCAGGCCGAGTTTTGTTGGTCGCTCCTGCTTTCCGAGTAACCCAAGGCGCGTGCAGATAGTCGTTGCCGTCCAACCAGAGTGATACCCGGCGGCGCGCTTCATGACTGTTTCAGCCAAGATGGTACGGAAATCAGTTCGACCGAAATTCGTGTTTTCGAAGGCTGCATTGATAACTTCATCGGTCAGGTGCGTGTCGATAGCGTTGCTCATGACTGCACTCCCTGTCGAAGTTGGGCGGCGAACTCGTTAAGCACATCAAACGTGTATCCACTTCCCCAGCGCTCAGATGCCGCATGTTCTATTGCACTGGCCCGCACTTCAGCCAGGAAGGCGTCGGTCGATGGGGTTTCGCTATTGCGAAGGGCATCATTGATGATCATCGCGGCCACTCCAGATTGTCCGGTATCCATCACAGATACATGCTCCATGGTTACGTACATGGCATTCTTCAGCCCCGCATTCTCCGCAGCCAGCTTCTCAACCTGCATCTGCAGATTCTCGATAGTCGCATCAGCTGACCGGAACTCGCGCTGAGACTCTGCAAGCTGTTGCTCAAGTGCGGCGTAGTCTTCATGCTTGACCATTGGTCCGTCTTTGCTTTCGTGCCAATCTGATTTGAAATCGTCGATGTTGGTGTGTGCTGCGTAACGTTTAATGCTCATACTTATCTCCCGCTCCGGGCTGAGGCCTGAAGCTGATTAAATAGGTTGGTTAGAGGGTTTATGCGGTCATAGTCAGTTATGTCGGGTCTCGCTTTCACCCGGTGCGCAGTGGCGTTACCGTCTGCGGCGTAATACCTGTATCGCTTGTCAAACCCTTCGCGACGTAAAGCCCCCTCCCCGTTAAGCTTGGTTAGCGCCGAGGTGACTGAGCATTTAGGAAGCTTGGTGTCGCGGAGTATTTCTGAGAGGTAACAGCCTGGGTGTTCTGAGACGTACTGGATGAGAGTGGTTATCTGGCCGGTGGCCTTCATGGCGATAGCCTCCCGTAAACTGTGAGAACCCTCTTCATCGCTTCGCTCGCCAGACACTCGCTGAAGATGGTATTCACGCCGTCCCGATTTATCGGCTTGTCTTCATCGTCCTCTCCGGCAACATAAACATGAGTTCTCCAGTTGCGCTCCAGCAGGACAATTTCACCACGTTCTCGCATCTTGAATGATGCCGCTGCGATTTGTGATCTGGATACGCCGGTGGCTTCACATACCAGTTCAGCAGTGAACGAGCCGTAGCATTCCAGATACCATTCGATGGCTTCGCGACCGGTCATGATTTCATCCCCTTCATTCCGAACTTTTCACGAATCTCTGCAATTTTTGCCAGGCCCTGCGCTCTGCTAAGGGGCTTTCCGCCAAGAATTGGCAACTGCTTGGTTGGCTCGGGGATCGACTCACCGCGATTAATTCGGTTAGCCATGTGCGCCAGCTCGTCTGCCGCCTTTTTGCGAAGCTCTGCATCAGTTAGCGAGTTGGCTCGCATGTTCGAATACAGGCCTGTTACAAGCCAGTAATGGCATTTCGATTCCCATGGGTATGACTCGGCATCGTGGTATAACCCACGCTCACGGCAGTACTGATAAATCATGTTTACCAGTTCATCGACTGACGGAAGCCCAGCGACTGACGCCATCTCATCCTTGCACCATGCTATGAACTGACCAGGCGAAGGCAGGAATGGTTTATTCTGGCGACGTGCCACTCGCATACCTGCGCTCACCTGCTCCATGGTGGTGATTCCGTTCTCTCGGAATGCAAGAACCCACTGGCGCCGTATCTCGTTTATTTCGGATTGCTCACGATTAGCAGTGGCCGCCGGGAACGCTGCGAGGAGTTGGGCGAATACGCTGTTGATCACCTGAGCTACCTGCTCAAGCTGTGGCTTCTCGTCGTAATGTTCAGGAAGGTTGTTGGCCACGCGACGGAACTGCTCGCGATCGTGATTTCTTATCTGCTCGGCAAGGCTTTTCATAGGTCCACCCCGTGTATCCAGTCAGTGTTATTTATGTCGATTTTTGGCTTGCCAGAACTGGCGGTCGCTGGTTGCTTGTTGCGCTTAATTTCAAGCTGAGTCCATCTCTCTCGAAGCTTTGCAGGGCAGAGAACATTCCCCTGCCAGAAGCTGTCATTGCATGCCCACTTGAACAGCGCCGCGATCTCCTTGTGAGTGCGACCGTCCTTTTCACGAATCAGGCGAATGTCATTGGCCCATGTAGCCCATGTCGGTTGCTTTGCAGATGGGGCTATGCGCTGAACTTCACTGAAAAGCCATTCTGCACAGCGAAGGTCTTCTGAGGTTCCCCACTTGGCACCGCTTTGAATCGCTGCGTCAGTTTTAACCTGAGCAGACTTCTTAACGGGCTTGTCAGAGGATTCGTCAGAATTCTCGGACGTAGAGGTTTTATTGTTTTTAGTATTGTTAGTTAATGTCTTGTTCTGTTCGCCGGGTGGTCTATCGGATGGTTCATCGGCTACCAGCCTCAATACCGCGCCATTACTGGCCTGAGCTTTGTCGGATGGTTCATCGGATGGTTCATCGGGTAAAATCACCTGGTATGAGGCGTAATTTGTGATCGTAATCACAGTACCGAACCGATTACCTTCGGTGCTGATCATCCCCTCTTTGACGAAGAAATTGAGCATTCTCGTTACCGCCTGAGGACTCTTTTCCCTGCCATCCTGATCGCGAAGTTTTCTTGCCAGAATCGCCGCCGTTGTAACGAGCTGTCCAGTTGATAGCTCCCACTTCCTTGCAGCAAATTCAACAGTTCTGACGCGGTATGAAGCCTCTCCCAGCAATCTAACCCAGAGAGCCATCTTCGCTGTATCTTTTGCCCAATCGGTTTGGAGGAGGCTTCTGAACAGAGAGAAATGACCGAACTTTTTGTTCTCCATTCTGTTGCTCCTGGATATGCATGGCTCTGGGCCAGGGTACCTGATGATTTCGGCTGTATTCATGATGCTTCCCACCCTGCCCCGTTAAGGAATTCACGGAACTCACTTAGAATTTCCTGCGCATCAGGCGGAACAGATGTTTCAGCATCAGAGATGATCTGCAAAAACTGACGCGCGCGAGCAGCGCTAAATTGAGGCATCGCCGCGCTACGCGTTAGTTTCTTCTTGCCGGCTGCCTTGGCCTTACCCATCTGCTCTACAGCGACTGCGGAAGCCTGAGGGCCGTGCTCGCGCGATAACGCTACAGCAGTGGTTGCAGCCACTTCTCCGGTGCGAACCATATCAATCAGTTCATCACCGCATGTCAGCAACTGGAGGTGGTGATCAACGTCAGCGACAGAGCGCTTCACTTTCTTGGCTATCTCCGTAGGTTCCCACCCCTGATTGGCCAAACGTTGATATGCAGCAGCACGCTCAAGGGGGCTAAGCGGCTTTCCCTGAGAACTGGTGACCATGAAAGCTATGCGATCTGCATCAGAGCCAACAAAGTCTTTGCACTCAAGGCGGGGTATTTCGGTACCTGATTCCTGCGCCGCCAGCGCACCGTAATACCGGTGGTGACCATCGATAATCTTAATTCCCTTTTCCGTCACCTGAACGGCGAGAGGCGGGATGTACTCACCGGCTATAAACGCGTCACGGAACTCTTCAACGTGAGGCTGATCTATCTCTCTGACGTTAAAGCCTGGTTCGACGTATATTTCCGATAATGGAACCAAGAATGTCTTTTTAACCGTCGTTTCGGTGCCGTTCTTGTCTTTTTGCTTGTAAAGCTGGGATAGTGAACTCATAATTACTCCAGTTAATTGTGTTGACGTAACGCAGTGACTCAAAAATCGATAGTGATTTGGTCTGAACGCTCTGTTACCGCAGGGCGTTTTTTCTTTCCCAATCCCCTCTCTTCCAGCAAATCCGCCAGACCAATCACCACACGAGACAGATCGTCGTCAGTGATGCCATATCCGATGAATTCCAGAAGCGCAGCCATGCGCGGGATGTAGTGCCGTTTCCATTGCGTAACGGATGACTTGTTCACGCCAAGATGTTTGGCAACCTGAGTCGTTCCGAGAATGGCAATGCGGTCCAGAATCCAGCTCTCGATGTTTCGAGCGCTGTTTTTGTTGCGTGTCGTTAAGTTGTCCATTTAGTAAAATTCCTTTGTTGAAATAGTTAATGCGCATCCTGTGATGCGTTGTTGTTATCTCCACATGGGCGGAGAGGATGAGCAGCGATGTTAAAGAGCGGTGGTTCTTAAGCTGCCTGCAATTCAGGCCAGATACTTGTCCAGTCACTAGGATGAAGGTGCTTACGAGTTACAGCTCCTGAGCTTGCCTTCTCAATCAGGACACAGAGCGCTGCGCCTAATTCGTGGTTTTTGCTCAGCGCCTTGCGGAGATAACCGATTGAGGTTCCGCACTGGGTAGCAAAATCCTTTTGTTCATCCTGTGAAAGGCTATTGAGATAAAGCCTAAGTTCATTCATATCTCGGGTCCTTGTTTACCTTCACGAGATTTAGTTTACCCACAGGTAAGCAATAAATCAATACCCGCAGGTTATTTACCACAAGGTAAAGAGTCGTAAAAATGTTCGGTATGGACAAATATGAAAAAAGGCGCCTGCGCCTAATGCAGATACGAGACGAACTGTGCGGCGGAAAAGCTGTAGAGGTCGCTCGCAAAATTGAAAGAGAGCCATCCTACGTCTCTAGGATGCTCTATGATGAGAGTAAGAAAGGCCGCAAGCGTATTGCTGACGATATGGTTGAGATCATCGAGAAAGCCTTCTCTCTTCCGCGAGGATGGATGGACGGCATTGCAGATGCTGGGCACGGCAATGTCGCCTATTCCGGCGAGCACAAGGGAACAAAGGAATTTCCATTGATAAGCTGGGTAAGCGCAGGACAGTGGCTAGAGGCTGTAGAGCCTTACAAGCTAGAAGAAATTGAGGAGTGGCCTGAGACAACCTCTCATGCTGGCGCGAATTCTTTCTGGCTCACCGTGAAAGGCGATTCAATGACTTCACCCGTCGGATTCACGGTTCCCGAGGGCATGATCATCCTGGTTGATCCCAGCAGAGAAGCAAAGAGCGGGAAGTTGGTTGTTGCAAAGCTGATGAATGACAACGAGGCCACCTTCAAGATGTATGTCGAAGATGCCGGCCGACGCTTCCTTAAGCCACTCAACCCACAGTATCCAGTCACTGAGATCAACGGGAACTGCCAGATAATCGGCACAGTGGTTGATGTTAAGTGGCAAAAGATTCCTTAATCTGCCCTTCCTAGCCCGCTAAGCGGGCTTTTTTATACCCACATCCCAAAATAAATTACCTGAAATATCAAACGGGTAATCTTTTTCGCATAAATACTTTACCCATAGGTATAGACAACAACGTTACCTGTAGGTACATTTAACCCATCGAAACGAAACATCGACAGCGGCACAGGAAGTTAAGCCGCGCCAGACATGAAGTCAGGCTGCTTATTTAACATTGATGGGGTTACTTCTCCCGCCCTTGTGGGAGACCAAAGGAAGTTGCTTTGGGGTGTGGTGAATGCGCAGGCTGATGCGCTAGGCGTGAGTGTGACGGGGTTCCTAGGCCAGGTGTAGCGAGCGTGACGGTAAGGCCGATCTGGTGAAGGCGCCACTCAAAGTGGGTAGAGGCGGGTTCGATTCTCGCTACCGACGTATGGATTATCAGCCCATACCACCACACCACCACACCACCAAAGCAACCACTGGAGGGCATATGACCAATTTAATCGCATCCAACAGCGTTACACGGCGTTATCTGAAACGTGGCGAGCTGATGGCTAAACGACGCGCTGAGGCTTCTCAGAATGCGTCACAGGAAAGAAAGCAGGATATGAGTCGCGTAGACAGAGCCACTTCGCTCGGTAGTCTGCGTGACAACAACACAACCGGATCTGCATGTTTGCCAGATGTTGGGTTATACGCTGCTGGGCATCGGAATACGAAACAGGTCACGGCCAGATGATTGATGAAGAGACATTCGAAAATCTGATGCTGCTGATTTTGTTTGCATGGGTGCTGTTTGGGAAATAACCCGGCGCGGTAAATCTACTCCACTTATTTGAGGTGATGGCGATGTTGGGATGTGAAAAGTGCGACCACGGATTCGTATTTACCAGATGCTGCTCTGGGCTTGCGGAGATGTGTGGGTGTGGTGGCATGCCAGTACAGGCAACTAACTGCAAGGCATGTAATCCAGAGAATAAAGAGCCGGACGACGCTGAGACACGCTTCTTGCTTGATCATGTCGAATGGGTTGATTGAGGCTGCCTGATGGCGGCCTTTTTATTAGCTAAGAGGGTAAGCAAGTGATCAGATTAAACAACGAAATCAAAAATCAGCTTTGCCATAACTTACTTTTGGCATCTCCATTGTTCGGGAAAGCGAAAGATGCAGTTAGTGAACGAGCGCGAATTGTTGAAGATATTCGCCAGGCGTTGCTGAAGCAAGAAGGGACGAGTGATGAAGACATTGCGAAAGCTCGTGATGAGTTTAAAGACAGTCTTTTTATCAGCATGGACACAGCAAGAAAGCAGAACATACTTCAAGTGATCATTAACGGTGAGTATCAAGAGCTTTCTCGTAACGGTCTTGATAATCGATTTCGGCATCGTGGAAAGCACATTGGCAGGCATGACCTGGAAAGTGAGCAATTTTTTGGGGAAATATTTGCACCAACGATTGAGTCTGGATTCGTTCCTACATGCTACGTGACGCTTAAGAAAGTCGGGAAGTTGCATGACCGGCTAAGTGAATCGACAGTGACTGTGAATTCACTGTATGACGAAGTGGATGCATTTCAGTTACAGGTCAAAGGAGCATTATCAAAATGCTCAACAGTGAAAAAGCTTGCCGAAATGTGGCCTGAAGCAATTCCCTATCTGCCAGAAATAGAGCGAAGAGAAGCCACAAGTACCGCGCTGGCTATACCAGTCGAAACACTCAATGCCCTTTGTGGCATACCGAAACAGGAATGACCCGCTCCGGCGGGTTTTTTATTGCCCATATCTCAGCTGCTTTGCGAGGCAGCTTGGACATGAGTAGCGGCTATCCACCGCAGTAAATTTGCATCTACAGATGCAGAGGTCTTTCACGTTCAGCGGCGCGGCTTAAGCGCGGAGATGATTATGAATCTTATCGAATTTACCAAAAAGAAAATGGCAATTGAAGCCGAACTGGCTCAGTTGAAAGCGAAGTTTGTTGATGACACCTCACGAATCGGTAAGGAGTTGATTGCCGTGTCTGAAGGTATTAACCAGGCCAATACTGGACTGACGGTTGAGATGGTCCAGCATGGCATGACGATCATTAATTTCGGAGACCCCAAGCAAAGCTTGGAGCGGCGCGGGTGTGTTGATGATGCGATTAACGACATTGCCTCCGGGTTTCCCCGTCTGAGCGAGCGTTATTTTGGCACAAAAAACTACGCCCACTGGAGCGATCAGCGTGAAGACCATCGCTATGGATATGGCCCTAAACACGGATCTATATGCTTCAAAATCGGCTTAACTGGCACCGCACTTAATAAACTGGCAAGCGGCGAGTTGAGTGATTACGACGCTGAATGCGCTATCTACTGCCTGATGAACATTGACGCTATCAATGCGGCAAACGCCAAAGCCCGGGAGGCTTCATGACAGTCACTCACAACGGCAGACAGTACACAGTGACCAAAATGGCTGATGGCTATCACTGGTTGCTGGTAGAGGTTGGCAACGCTCGCAATAAGCGCACCATGAATCGCGACCAGCTGATTAATGCAGGTCTCGGACATATCGCCAACCAGAACGCAATCAACCGGCAGGCGCTGAAAGCTGCGATTGGCAAGAAAGCCATTGCTCGCTACCTGGAAGATACAGTGATGCTGCAACAGGCAATTGAGGCCCAGCGTAAAGCGCTTGGTGTCAGGGTAAATCGTAACTCGTTTGAAGTGAGGGTGTGATGGAAGAATTCATGGGAACCCCAGGACCCTGGGAGTGGTGGACAAGCAATTCATTCCTTCGCCTATCAAGTCGCACCACTGGAAAAGATGGAGGTGTTATCGACTCATACAAAATGAGCGATGGGCAAACATCATTGTCAGTAAAGTTTGAGGATATGACTCTTATCGCAGCAGCCCCTGAATTGCTTGAGCTTGTTCTGCATGTGCGAAACTGCGTTAAAAACGACGGCATATACGAGCCAGCCAATCTTGATTATTTCGACAAGGTAATCGCCAAAGCACTCGGCAAGTAACCCCTCCCCCACCTTCATCACTCCCTGTCCGGCCTTTCGCAGGCGGGAAGCGCACAACCAAATTTCAGGAGAAACCATGAGCGAAGCAACGGACCTAGTCGTCATTGAGAAGTCGAACGCAATGGCAGTTTTCACCAGCAATGAGCAGCTAGACCCGATTATTGAGGCCATCGAGAAAGAAGCTCGCAGCCTGGTGCCGGATGTAACCACAAAGAAAGGACGCGACGCTATCGCATCCATGGCGCACAAGGTGGCCCGTTCCAAAACGTACATCGACAATACCGGTAAAGACCTCGTTGCTGAACTCAAAGCATTACCCAAGCAGATTGACGAAAGTCGTCGCCTGGTGCGTGAACGTCTCGATTTACTGAAGGATGAAGTGCGTCGCCCTCTTACAGAGTGGGAGGCAGAGCAGGAGCGCATCAAGGCAGAAGAAGAGGCCAAGGTCAAAGCTGAAGAGGCACGAAAGAAGTTTGAGGCAGACCACGAAATGGCTCTGCTGATGAATGAAAGCCATGACCGTGAAGTTGCAGAGAAGAAAGCAGAAGTAGAACGCCAGCGCATCGCTCACGAAGAAGAACTGACACGCCAGGCAGCAGAACAGGCAAAGCGCGAAGCAGAGGAGAAAGCTGAGCGTGAACGTGCAGAAGCAGCGCGACGTGAAGCGGAGTTAAAGCTCAAGGCTGAGCAAGCTGAACGTGACCGTATTGCAGCCGAGCAGAAAGCTGAAGCCGATAAGAAGGCAGCGGCTGAGAAGGCAGAGCGCGAGAAGCAGGAAGCTATCGCAGCAGAACAACGCAAGGCGCAGGAAGCAGCCGACAAAGTGCGTCGTGAAGCAGAAGCTAAGGAAGCCGCTCGCCTGGCAGAAGAGAAGCGCATTGCTGATGAAACCGCAGCACGTGCAGCAAACGAAAAGCATCGCAAAATTATCGGTACCAATATCGTCAACGCTCTCACAGCAAATACCAGCATCACCCGCGAACAGGCTATCGAAGTCCTGACGGCGCTTAAAGATGGCCTGCTGCCGCACGCCAAAATTAACTACTGAGGTTCATATGGCAGCCGAAACCACAGAAAAAGGCAGCCTGTTACAGCGTCGTATCTACACGCAGCAGGCTTTGTATTACCGGTTCAAGGGTGACAAGGAACGGATGCGCATGTATCTCAACCTGTCTCGCCTTGAGTGGATGAACAAACGATTTTTCCTCGGGGGATGCCCGTTCTGAGGTGCTTATGGAAAACAAAAAGGTCTACTCGGCAATAAGTGGGGTCGCATCTGCTCTGGCGGAGCAAGGGATTAGCAAGGAGAAGAAGCAGGGAAGCCAGGTTAATTATGCATTCCGTGGGATTGATGACATTTACAACGCTCTGGCCCCACAACTGGTTAAACACAAACTCCTCATTCTTCCCCGCTACACCGAACGAACCAGCGTAGAGAGAACCAGCAAAAATGGTGGCGCACTGTTTTACATAACAGTGCGTGGCGATTTTGATTTTGTCAGCACTGAGGACGGAAGCGTTCATACCGTTACGACCTACGGCGAAGCAATGGACAGCGGAGATAAGGCCACAAACAAAGCCATGTCGATCGCGTTCAAATACGCCGCGTTTCAGGCCTTCTGCATCCCTACGGAAGAGACTGCGATCGACGCTGATTCTGAGGTTCATCATGTGCAGCCAGCGGATGCAGACCAGATCCTGTCTGAGTTTACTCAATACGCCAGCACCGAAAATGATAGCAAAGCACTCCAAGAGCGTTACGCCAGCACATGGTCACGCCTTAACGGGTTTGCGGACCACCAGGCTAAGTGCAGAGACGTAACCGGCATCCGAATTAAAGAGCTAAAACAGGCGGCATAAATGGCAATTAACACGATCACAATTTCAGGGAATGTCGGAAAAGACGCGGTTCTCCGCGTTACACCCAACGGGAAGCATATTGCATCCTTCTCACTACCAGCCAAAACCGGATTTGGCGAAAACGAAAAGACATCCTGGCTTCAGTGCAAGATGTTCGGAGCTATGGCTGAGAAGCTTTCAGTAGCGGTTGTGAAAGGTGCGAAGGTCACAGTTTCAGGTGAGTTCCTTATCGAGGAATGGACGAGACAGGACGGCTCGCAAGCGCAGACTCCTACCATTTTGGTCAGAGACATTGACCTTCCCCCGCGCGGAACTCCTGGTAACGACAGCCCTCGTCAACAGCAGAGACCGGAAGCGCAGCGCCAGCAACAGCGATCAGCGCCGCAACCAAGCGAACCGCCGATGGACTTCGAGGATGACATTCCGTTCGCTCCAGTAGGGCTTCAGTATGGAAAAAAATTCATGCACTGCATATAAAACCTGCTTCAAATGCGGATTAGAAAAACGAATCTCTGATTATTACAGCCATCGTCAGATGGCTGATGGCCATCTTAATAAATGTAAGGAATGCACGAAATCTGACACGAGGAAAAACAGAGCTGAAAACATTAGTTATTATCAGTATTACGACAAGCTGAGAGCATCAAATGATGAAAGAAAGCTTAAGTGCAAGATGTATAGCAAAACCTCTAATGGCAAAGCATCTCATGCAAGAGCATTAAAGAAATACATCATGAAATATCCATCAAAAAGCAAAGCGCACAATGCAGTAAACAATGCTATTCGTGATGGCAAGCTTAAAAGAAAATCTGCATGCGAAGCATGTGGATTTGAATGCAGCACTGAAGCCCATCACCATGATTATTCAAAACCGCTTGATGTCCACTGGCTTTGCAAGTCTTGCCATGTCGAATGGCACAAGCATTTCAAACCCTCATATCCTGAAGACCTAGAAGCGGCTTAAACAACACCCAACCACCCTATTTCACCTCACGGAGGCGGGTTAACCACACCCGCAGTTCTCTATGTATCACTTATCTAATAAGCGCCTTTACTCGCGTGACGAGCTTATTCGCAAGCTCAGCAAGAGCGAGAAGAACTTTATCGCCGTTTACTGGAGCGGAGTTAATCCGGGGGACGGTTGCTTTACCAGCGGAGTGAATCTGGTGACGCACGACCCGTATTACTCAGGGTGGGCGCCAACGCTTGAGGAGTCCAGCGAATACATCACCGGCGCTGAACTGGAACTGGTGAAGGATGTTTGTGAAGCAACTCCGTGGGGCCAGAAATTAGGCGGGATATGCCTGGGTGGGACGCAATACCGGCTTAAACCTGAACTGAGGGCACAGCAATGACACATGCACATGACGACATTTATGTTTATGGCCTGCGGTTATCTTTCATCGTCGGGCCAAATGGCTGGCTAATGCCTTGGGGTGAGGTTATCTGCAACCCACTTAAGGCGCAGAGACTGGCTGAGGAATATTGCAACAGGCAGGAGGCGGCATGACCGAAGAGCAAAACAACGCATTACGCGCTACTGCCAGGCGCTGCAACGAAGAGCTAAAGGCTGCAATGGCTCAGAAGCCTAAGCCAAAGTTTGACGCTGTCAGCAGGCCACTTCTGGCTAAACACTTCGAGAAGATAAAGGGACTTGGTATCCCTTTTCTTTTGTTCGTCTACACCATCGGCAGGATTAACGGGCAGTTCCGGGAGCATTGAAATGAACGAGGAAATTAAGCCATGCCCGTTCTGTGGATGTGGCGAGATTAGATTTGATGAAACCAGGCATTGGACAGGCCAGCGATCAATCATTGTAAGCCATACCCTTCGCCACTGGTGTGAAAGCGAAAACGGTCGGCATCCTTTGGTAACAATCACTCAAAAGGAAAAGGCTGAATGTATAGCGGCCTGGAATAAACGCTCAGGAGAAGTGTCATGACCGCAGAAATCATTGATCAGGCCAGCGAGCGCGAAGAGCAGTTCCGTGAGCTGGCCATAGCAGCGCACCGCATCAACCGTAACGCAGTATCAGCAAAGCATTGTGAATCGTGCGGAGAGGACATACCAGAGCCGCGCCGGGTTGCTGTGCCGGGATGCAAGACGTGCGCGAGTTGCCAGGAAGTAATTGAACTCAAGCTTAAGCAGAGAGGGGTTATGTGATGGAGCTAACCAAGGGGAAAGTCTACAACGTCGACCAGGAATACAGCTGGATGCTTCACGGTCGAGCGGAATACCACTCCACGTTCAGCAGGGAAAGTGACGGCGAACCTCTGCACAACATGATTATCCGAATGCAGAATGGTTATTTAGAGATGTCTGTTTTCACCACGGGTAATATTCAGTCGGAAGCAGAGGAGCCAGTGTGATGGATTACAGCAAGATGAGTGACGGGGAAATTAGCGTCAGGCTGGCCTATTTTCTCAAGAGAAAGTACAGCGCCACTATTCATCCGCGTGAAACTACCGGCGCTAATCTGTCATGGAACTGGTTCAACACAGTACAGAACACCGGTTATTTCCCGCTGCGTCGTGCTGAAGAGCTTTTCCCAGTAATGAAGAAACACCGGATTGGACTTACGCCATCAGGTAAGACTGTGTGGCAGGCATCTCACGAATCTGGAATTAGTGTTATCCATCGAAACCCGCTGCGCGCTGTGGCAATCGTCTACCTCCTTTTGCAGGAGTCAGCCAATGTTCCAGCTAATTCAACGGGGTCAGATTTACGCTGACCAGCATGGGTGGCCAGTAATAATCCACAGCTGCACATCTCAGATAGTCCGATACCGCCGACAAGGCCGGATCAACACAGCTTCAATCGACCGATTCACAAACGACTTTGAATATCTCGACTTTCACGAGGCGAGGCGTATACGTGCCGAACTTGAGGATAGCGAGAACATTAAACACCTGCGCGCTATGCGGGCATGAGGAGAGATTATGCGCATTGAAGAATTGCCGAAATTACCAAAGCTGTTTCGCGTCATTGAGGTGGATTTAGATGTTCTGCGCAATGGCATAGGTGGTGGTGGTGGCGTGATTTTCGACCTTGATGCTGTCGTTAAACGCAAGGTTCGCCGCGTTTTGCATAACGGTGGCTGGCGTTGGCAGATGGTACGTGAATACCCCGATCAGGAGATGTGGGATTACTGCCTTGTACAGGACAGGGAGTGCCTAGAGCTGCTTAACCACGACCTAGGCCTGATGTGATTCCGCAACTGATAGCCGGTTCTGACGAGCTGGCTATTGGGTGCGAAAGCACTGCAACGTCATCCCCCATTTAGCCCTCCACGTGAGGGCGTTTTTTTGGGAGTAAATCATGCAATCCAATCCCATCATCTGGCTCGTCATAGCTCTCAATGCTGCGGCGGCCTTCATCTCATTTCTACACGAACCGGCAGGTGTGCAATGGCTAAATATGCTGTGGGCGCTTTAGTGCAAATGAAATGGGGAGGCATCAGAGGTGTAGTCGTCAATCAGATTGATGCCGATAGCGATAAACCTAGTGCGTACATCCAGTGGGATGACGGCACGTACTCAACTCATGCAGAAAGTCAGATTCGCGCGGCGACTGTTGATGGTCCGCAACTCTATAAGACATTCGCATAGGAGAAGGTATGGAACCAGCAAAACCTATCACTGCTCAGCAGGCAGCGGAACTCCTGATCGTCTCACCCAGAACCATATACCGGCTTATCGACTCTGGAGAGCTTGCCGGTAAAAAGGTGGGGAACAAATATCGGACTACCGATGCAGCCTGTATTGCGTATTTAAATGACCCGCGCGATCCTGTTGTCGCGAGCGCGGGTGAGCATAAAGGAGATAATTTATGTCAATCACCCTCAGAGGCGACGTGTGGCACTGTCATTTCGTTACACCGTCAGGGAAAAGAGTTAGACAATCTCTTGGTACGGGGGACAAGAAACAAGCACAGGAGTTGCACGACAAGCTGAAGGCAGAAGCGTGGCGGGTCGATAAGATTGGAGAGTTGCCAACAAGAACGTTCGAGGAGTGCTGCATTCGGTGGATTCGCGAAAAGGACCATAAGCGTTCACTGGATGACGACAAGACGAAGATTGAGTTCTTCCTGCGCCACTTTTCAGGCCGGGATGTTTCAACCATTACCGCTGAGCAGGTGCATGACGCGGTTTCGAAGATGGTTAACAGAAAGCATATTCAGGTATGGGAGTCGCGCAGGGATGCGGCAATTCGTCGAGGGAAGGAACCACCACCATATTCAGACAAACCGGTTAGCCAGGCAACAAAGAGCCAGCACCTTTCATTTATGCGGTCACTCTTAAAGGCGGCTGCAGATGACTGGGGTTGGATAAAGTCGGCACCGGCAATCAAGACCAGAAAGCCGGTTAGTAAAAGAATCAGGTGGCTGACAAAGGATGAAGCTGAACGTCTGATTGAATGTATGCCTGAGAGCATTAAGCCAGTTGTGATATTTGCACTGGCTACCGGCCTGCGCCGCTCCAATATCATTGATCTGGAGTGGCAGCAGGTCGACATGCAGAGAAAGGTTGCATGGGTAAATCCTGAGAACGCGAAGGCGGGCAAGGCTATCGGCGTGGCTCTGAATGATACCGCATGCAGGGTGTTAAGGGATCAGATAGGGAAGAGTTCTCGATGGGTGTTTGTACACACCAGGGCAGCCACTCGTCCAGATGGAACTTTGACGCCAGCAGTGAGAAAAATGCGTGTCGATGACAACAGCGCGTGGAAGATTGGACTCGAGAAAGCTGGAATTGATGATTTCCGGTTTCACGACCTGAGACATACCTGGGCAAGCTGGCTTATTCAGTCTGGCGTACCACTTTCTGTTTTGCAGGAAATGGGGGGATGGGAAAGCATCGAAATGGTTCGCCGGTATGCTCACCTGGCACCGAACCATTTAAGCGAACACGCGCGGAAAATTGATGCCATTTTTGGCAACCATGACACAGATATGACACAAGGAGGAAATCAGGCTGGGCTGAAACTGGCGTAAGTGCATGATACTTAATGGTACGCCCTGTAGGATTCGAACCTACGACCTACGGCTTAGAAGGCCGTTGCTCTATCCAACTGAGCTAAGGGCGCACTGAGAAGCATGCACTTGCGGTGTGAAACGCCTGGAATTATACGGTCAATGGCTAGTGAGTCAATGCCTTTTAGCGCAATCGCCTGCCTTCTCACCATCCCCCTGTTTATCCCTCGTCAATACGTCTGTTTTTTCGACATTCCTCTCATTTTTCTGCCACTTGATGACTCTACGAAAAGGCTTAACGCCGTTTAAGTAACGCCTGGTATTTTCTGCCGACCATCGCTCTCACACTAGCCTCCGGTATCCCGGCGCCGAGGAGCCGGAAGATAACAGGACAGTGTAGTGACCTCCCCATTCCCGCTTAACCATTCCGGCTTGCCAGAATGCGATCTCCCCCCACTGCGTAGCGTCTCGCCAGAGATTATCGGCATCAAGCTGGAGCCCATCGTGGCCCTCTCCTCTTCGCGAGTGGTCGGGCGCGAAGTGCTTAGCCTTCTCGCCTCCCCTGAGCAAAGTGAAGCGTTTTTTCAGCAACAGTCGGTGAAACAGTCGCTTAGGCTGCTTGAACTGCAGCTCGCCATGTTAAAAAACACACTTTACGCTAAAAACCTTTTTATCAACCTGCCGATAACCGTATTGAGTGACCCAGAATCCTTCGCCCGAATCCTGCCGCTGCTTAACGCCGGCCAGAATATTGAAATTGTCGAACCCAGCGCACTCTTCAGACTTCCGGCTCCCATGCGTGAGCGCGTAACTCGCCACTGGTGGATGCTCGTCGAACGCGGATGCCATCTCTGGCTTGATGACGTAAACACGGCTTCTGTTCGTCCATTTTTAGGCTGTCGTTTACCGTTATGTGGCGTCAAGATCGATAAGATGGCGTTCTGGCGAAAAAAAGGCTCGCCTGCACTAGCCCAGCTGGTAAATCTCTGCGCACAGGTCGCCAGCAATGTGCTGATTGAAGGTATTGAGTCAAACAGGGATCGGGAGTACGCGCTGCAGGCAGGAGCGGGATTCGGTCAGGGATATTACTGGCCGTCTGTAGGCTGGTCTGAAGAAAAAAGGACATTAGCCTGA